TGCAACAAAGAAAAAGCTAACACCCGAACGGGCAAAACAAACAATATCGGAAGACGTTGATACAAGTCAGGATGAAGATGTTGTTGATGATCTTTTTGGAGAGACTACAGCCGATGAAAAGGTTATTGAAGAGCTTGATAAAATTCAGTTAAGAAGAGTTAAGCCGGAGCAGAGAGCCGGAGTATTAGGCAGGGCAAACAATAACGCTATTCTAAGTAAGATAGTGTCAAAACTAAGTAAAATACTTCCAAACGTTGATGTTGTTACCGACCCTAATCAGGTTGCCGCCAAATCTACTCAGGAATTTGGCCACCCTAATTCTACTTCTTTTGTTGCTGACGGTAAAGTGTATTTGAATGCTAACGCAGCCAGTGAGACAGGAGCCATAGAAGAATTTGCACATTTATGGATTCATTTAGCCAAGGCTACCAACAAGTCTGTTTATAATAAAGGATTAGAGTTGGTTAGGAATTCTCAATACATGCATGATGTTTTAAACAATCCAGAGTATAAGGATGTCCCAACGGAAAGACAAGAGCAGGAAGCCCTTGCTAAAGCCATAGCAGATAAAGGATCCAAGTTTAATAACAGATCAACTGCCTTGAAAGCTATCAATGCAATAGGAAAAGTTATTTCTAATCCATTAAAAAAATTAGGGTTTACACCTAAAATAAATCTATTTGACAGCACGCTTGAGGATTTCACTTCAAAAGCTTCAAAAGAAATATTAGGACAACTTCCAATAGTTAAACTTTCATCCGAACAGTTTAGCGATATTAGGGATGGTAAATTTAAAGCTGCAGAAGTTCATTTGGAATCAACATTACTGGAAGGTGATAATGTTGGTAGAAGGGTTTCTTTTAAAGCAAAAGAGTTATTTGCCGTTAATGTGGGAGGTAGAAAATTAACAGAGATTAAAAGACAAGTTGGTTTTGCAATTGCATCCAGGGTTAAACAGGCTAACTTTATCACTCAGGATTTTAACAAAGCCCTAGCTAAGCACGCCAAAACGTTCACTGGTACTAAATCTGAGAAAATTAAGCAAATGGAAGATGTTCTGTATAATATCCAGACTGCCCTTACTGACAAAACTACTTCTGATTTTCAATCAAAATTAAATGCTCTGCAACTTCCTGTTGAAATAACCACTCAGATAAAAAGAATGAGGGATATGGTTGATAAAATGTCAACTAAATTGAAGAATGAGGGTATTTTTGTAGATGAAGATTTAAGAGCTATTCTTGATCAGAATATGGGGTTCTATTTAAATACAAGTTATGCCAAACATTCTGTATCAAACTATGCAGAAGTATTTAAAGATCATATGACTCTTGAGCAGTATTCTGATGTGGTAAACTATCTTAGAGATAAATATGAGTCTGGAAAAATAAAGAGTGTTGAGTTTGAGAAAAAAGGAGGAGAAACATTTTATACTTTTAGAAACAATATTGGTCTTAAATCCGCACCAATTCCAATAGATGATTTACAAACTCTGGAAAGCATTATTGACCAGGAGACGATTGACGATATTAAAAATGCTGTTTTGGATAACCAATCAGGATCAACACCTTTATTAATACCGACTGAAAACCAAGATGTAATTCCTTTTGTTTTGAGTCCAGAACAAATTAAAAATCAAATTATACCGGCTATTGTTGGGGAAAGCGGTTCCGTTGAGTCTATGCAATTAGGCAGACCGATTGACACAATGGGATTAGGAACATTAGAAACAGGCATTTTCAAAAAGAAAAATCAGGATCTTGATAAACACATAAAATTACTATTAGGTGAGTATTTGGATCCAAGGGTTAATTTTGCCAATTCTATAATTAGAATGACAAGTGCTCTGCATAAAGGAAATTTTGAAGCTTCTTTAATTGCTAAGGGTGAAAGCACTTTCTTTACCAAGGGTAAGACAGAGTACAACACTAAGCAGATAACCGTAAATGAATCATCTACAATAGGTAATAGTGGGTATTACACCACTCCTGAAATATTTGAAACTCTTTATGGTAAATCTAAGAAATACGACTCTACATTCATGCAGGCCCTAATAATGCTTAACGGTATGACAAAGGCATCTTTGACAGTATTTAAGGATGACTCCCAATCCAGAAACTTTTTAGGGGCGGCATGGAATCATTTGGCCACCGGAAGAATCCCTTTAAACCTGATGAAGAGTGCTAAGATATCATTTAGCGATGCTACTAATGCTCAAAAGGCATTATCCCTCATGAGTACACCGCTTGCCATTACGCTTGGCGCGAGTAGTGTATTTAATAAGAGTAGTGTTGAGGATATAAGGGAATTACATACCGAAGCTGTAAAATATGGGTTGATAGGTGAAAATTTAGATACAGGTATCCTTGATGATATTAAGGAGTCCATAAACACAGCCAAATCAGGAAGAAGTATATTTGAAAAATTAAAAGGAGGGTATGGAAAACTTACGGAAGCATTTGCCAAACCCTATCAGGCTTCCGATGAAATTTTTAAATTAAGCCAGTGGTTCCAAGAAATAAACGACTTTAAGAAAATATATCCTGAAAAGTCCGAGGCTGAAATAAAGCAAATTGCAGCAGATAAAGTAAGAAGGATGCAACCAACTTACTCTTTAAGCCCTAAAGCTATCCGGATGCTTAGTAAAACCCCATTGGCAGGTTCATTTGTTCAGTTCCAAGCCCAAATGTGGCAAACCAGATTAACCATACTTACTGAAGCTAGTGCCGAAATAAAGGAGGGGATTAAAACTAAAAATTCTAGATTAAGGAATTTAGGAGCACAGAGATTAATAGGTTTAGCCGCTGCTTCATCTGTAACGCCTGTTATTGCTGCCATATTAAATTCAATGAATGGTTGGGATGAGGATGACATAGAGAATTATAGAAGATTTCAGCCTGGTTACTCTGAAAATAATACTGTAATATTTTTAAATAAGGATAAGAAAAATCCCGTAACTTTAGACCTATCATTTAGTGATCCTAGTTCAAACTGGCACAAGATGATTACTGCAGCCTTGAGGGGTGACGACTTGCCAAGTTCTGTAATGGGTTTTGTTGATGAGGGAATTAGTCCATTTGCTAATCCTGAGATTTTCACACAAACATTAAATCAGTTAGCCAACAATAGGACTCAGTATGGAGAACAGATTTACAAAGAATCTCAGAGTGATTTAGATAATGCTGGTGGTGTGTTAGCCCATACGTTTGGAACTTTAATGCCTGGATTCTTTCATACTGCAGGGAATATATATAAAGGTGCAATTGGTTATGAAACTGATTATGGTAAGGTTTACGACTTATCAAACGAGGTGATGAATAGTAGGATTGGTATTAAAACGAAATCTAAGAATATTGCTAAAAGCTCTAAGTCTAAAATAAAACGCTCATACAGTGTAATGAATCAGGCGAGAAGGGATTACGTAAAACTTATAGGAACAAGGGAGTATAAGTTTCTCACCCCGGATAAAGATGCTAAATTTGAAAATGCCATGAAAAAAGGGCAGGCTTATTTCAACGAGATCAAGAAAGATGTAGACGCTCTTTTGAAAATTGGATTTAGTAAAGATGAAATAAAAGAAATGAAGTCATTGCCGAATTCTATGTTTGAAATGGTTATTACTGGTAAGTTTACCGGTATTGATAAGGAAACAGGTAAATGGATTGATAATGAAAGCTTAGAAATGAAGCTTTTAATGGAGAAATTGAAAAAACGTAAAAGATAAATTATGGCACTAAATTTATTATTATCAGGCGAAGAATCTACAGATAGGAAACAAATCATACTTACTGATGTAACTGATAATTGGGGGTTAGATGGTAATGCAGATTTTTCAGATATACTGTATGCTGAAATGTATGTAGGGATAAAAGGAGCACTGTATGGACCTGTAATATTAACACCTATATTTACAGCAGCAGGATCTCAAGAGGATTTAGTATTTGTAATTACCCCTAAATTATTGGGATTAGATGATGAGCTGTTTGAAGATGCACTGCAGGAGTACCACTATGGGGTTAGTATGTCTGCAAACCCGGTCATTATAGAAAGGAATGTTTGGCCATTAGAAAGCACTTATAATCTTCCTCTACTAAATAGCACGAATAAAATTCCATTTGAAGTTATTGGTTCTAAAGCTGTTAGAAGTTATAATTTATCTGCTGATATAACCCTACAGGCCACTGATGAATCTATAAACCCAAGATCAACTCTTATAATTAGTTATCAGGATGGAACAACCGAACAGTCCGAACAGTCCCACAGTAAAGATGGAGTTTCTCAATCCGTATCTATAACTATTAATGTAGATCGTGCCAAGGAAATAAAAAGCGTTTCTGGAAATTTATTTGATGAGGATAGATCTGTAGCAGCAGGAAGGGTAGGTACGGCCGTAGGTGTTGTTCTTAATGAGCAGGATTTAGATTTATATTCTAATGTATTAGCCGGTCTAGCTTCCGAAAAAACAAAAGCTATGCTTGATAGAGAGTTTATTTCCTTAAGAAAAAATTTACTAGCAGGATCTGTACATTTTGATTTGCATGAGCAATTAATAATGAGACATTTGGCATTTAATAGTGTGACTAATGGAGCAAAAGAGGGGTTAGCTGAAAACGCGGAGGAAATTATTGATTACTTAAATGAACAGTATTAATATGTCTAAAATAATTATACTTGGGTCCACTCAATCGAATAATATAATAGTTCCTCCTTTTCAAGGGGAGGAAATTGAACTGGCTACAACCAATACTTTGAGCGGTTCTGAAAATAAGGAAATAATTCTACCGCAAGAGGAGTGGGGAAATGAATATGAGCCTGGTGAGGAAATAAGTATTTTAAATCCTAAGAAAAAGGTATTAATACTCCCTAGCAATTCTCAACAGGAAACTCCTCTTAGTGGAGATGGAAGATATGTGAGGTATGATGGAGACCAATTTCTAACAATCGGACAGCAATTAAGGGCTAGGCTTAATATAGATGCAGAGCAGCAGTTCTCTAAAAATACAGCGTTTAATAAGAATTTTGGAGAGGTTGCAGGAACTGTAATTGAGGGTGATGATTATAGAGTTAACGATGCTTACGATGACAGTGTAGTTAATGTGGGTGTAACGGGAGACGAGATCAAAACCATAACTTTAACCTTAAGAGATGGAGGTGAGATAATCACTACCTTTAATGATCTTAACGAAAACGATCATGTCGATTCATTGAATTTTAATGAAGATGATGGAAACTTAACATTAGGCATGTCAGGATCATTAATCGATATATCTGAGAATTTAGACGGGAGATACCTTAAAATAGATGATTTAAATGAAACGTTAGATTCTGTAACTAATAGAGGTAACGAAACAACTAATAATATAACTACTGGATTTCATACGATATCTTATCCATTTTCAGGATTAATGGCGTTAAGAACCACTGCCGGTGGTGCAACCTCTAATATTAAATTTGAACACCAGAATTTTGAAGCGGAAACATTTTACGATTCATTAAAAATTTATTCAGTACCACAAAGCAGGGTTGTAGGAAATGAGTCTAGTAAATTTCAGGTTGAGGTTAAGGATGAGGGCGGAACAAGGAAGTTAGAATATGATAGTAAGGGTAAGTTATCAGTAAACTCTTTAAATTTGTCAGATACGGACAATATACCTTATGATGAAGGTGTAATGTTTTACAAAGAAGGCGAATTTCAAACATGGAGTGATATAAACAATGTATCTCTTAATCCATCCACTGAAATTGTGGTTAGAACTATTAATAAATCTGGTGTAATAATATCAAAGGGGACGGTGGTATCTCCCGATTCATCTTTATCTGGACTTCCTGTGTTGGGCTTGACAGACTCTAATGTTTATGAAAAATCAAGATTGCTTGGTGTTTTGAAACATTCTGTACCAGACAACGGGGAGGCGTATGTTGTATTGAGAGGAGTAGTGGAAGGGTTTGATACTTCTAACTTATCCCTTGGTTTTGTGTATGCTGATCCAGATAACCCCGGTGAATTAACGTCAACAAAGCCATCCGGTGGGGTTTTTGTAATAAGAGTTGGGGTTGTGACGATAGTTGATGCAGTAAATGGTAAGATAATAGTAGATTCATCATCGAAAGAAGTCACGGAAGATATAAACTTAAACACTGGATACTCTGATGTTAATAATATTTCAATAGGATTAGATTTCAATACTAGAACACTATCATTAACACCAACCACGGGTGTTGATTATTACTTTTATCAGTCAGGAATAAAATATATAAAAACAAGTAATGATATAGTATGGAGTGATGTTGAGGGTATTCATTCAATATATTTCAATTCAGGAGATCTTCAGGAGATCGTAAATCCTTCTTTATCTCAATTAAGAGATATCAAAGGCAAGTATCCAGGAGTGGTTAATTTGTATTGGTCCGTTTCTCAAAATGAAGTTATATTTATAAACGATGAAAGACATACATTCGATATGAACGGAAAGACCAAAACGGCTTTCTTGGATTACCACGGGTGTACTGTTTTGGACGGATCTATAAGTCCAAATGGAATAATTATTGACGGCACTGGTAATTTAGATACTCATGCTCAGTTTGGTCATAATTCAGGATTGATTAGGAATGAAGATTTACTGACGGTGGTTGATGCTAAATTGTCAACTATTGGGATGAGTATTTTTTATAAGGAAAATTTATCTGAATGGAAAAGGACTTCTGTTAGTGGTTTTTCTGTACTTAATACAGGCACAGGACGTGTTGCATGGAATCAGAACATAGCAGGTACATGGCAATTAACAGAAGCTACAAACGGGGCTTATATCCCTTATTATATAGTGGCATCCAATACTCTTGGTGAGAAAACAGCAACGATACCCGGAATCAATGAATACACATCTATTGCCGATGCGGAGAATAACGCTGTTAATGACTACAGAAATGTAATCGCAAACCTACCAATAAAAGAGATTGCAGGAATAGCTATTGTGATTGTTCACACTCGGGATAATTTTTCAAATACCGTAAAAGCTAGACTTGTATCATTAACTAATGGTGATGATTACATAGATTTAAGAGATCAAAATATAGCCGGTTCTGGATCTTCAACTCAGCTATTAAGGTTTGAAGATTTATTAAATACACCATCATCCTTGACGGGTTCTGCAGGTAAATCTTTATTTGTAGACTCTTTAGAAACTGATTTAGAGATACGAGATATAAATACAGATGACGTAACAGAAGGTTCAAATCTGTTCTATACGGAACTTAGGGTTTCTTCTAATAGTGATGTGTTAGCCAATACAAATTACAGGGGTGTTGGACATATACCACTTAGCCAGAAAGGTGCGGCAAATGGGGTTTCCACATTAGATTCATCTATAAGAATACCTAATGCTGAAATGCCTTTAACCCCTGCTTTTAATCAAATAACACTAAATAACATCGCTGTAAACAACAGTGATGCCGTAAGATTAGATCAATTAAATAGCTCTATATTGAGTAGAAACACTCATCAAGAGGCAGTAAATGACATGTTAACAACACCACCGTCAAGTCCTGTTTTAGACTCAAGATATATTATCCTTGATGGGGCATTAGGATTATGGGCTGGCGAGGATGACAATATAGCTCAATGGAATGGTGTTTCATGGGACTTCTACACCCCTTCAGAGGGATGGACGGTGTGGGTTAAGGATGTGGATACCAATTACAATTTCAACGGGGTGGATTGGGTTGAGTTTGGAACAACTGTAACTCATAACAATTTAATGAGTCTGCAAGGTGGGCAATCTTCTGAATATTTTCACTTAAGCCAATCTCAGTATTCCCAACTTCACATACCTGTAACAATTACGGGAGAGGGCTACCTATCCTTAACTGGTCAAGAAATAACCGCTAACCAAATTAATTTATCTACTAATGTAACAGATATCCTTGCAGACTCCAATCTAAGTAGTAATGTAGCTTTCAATAATATCGATAATAATTTCTCTATTATCCAGACCGCACCAACCTTCCAAGTTTCTGATAGAATTCAATTAGCTCCAGAAGGCTCAGCAAGTGGTGGATTAAAAATATTACAAACACTTGGTTCGTTCGTAGTTAAAAATAGTGTTGATGAAGATATGATGAATATCAGCACGTTAAAAGATGTAGTTTTCAATAACAACATAGAAGGACAATCAATTTCGATAGGCAACACAACAGTAATAGACGACACTCGAAACATCGTTAATGCAGGGAGTGGGAGTTTTAGCGGAACGGTAACCGCACCAGGAGGATTAAATACTGACGGAAAAGATGTGTATACAAGCAACGGTGCATTTATTGCTATAGATGCAGATGGAGCTTTTGGCGACAGAACAGGAACTAATATCGATCATATTTGGCACGATGACACCAATAACGCTTGGCACTTCGTTTCTGATGGAACTTATAAGAGTGTTGGAAACTCCAATCTATACGCTGGTAGTGGAAATTTTGGAACTGAAATAAATTATGGGACCACATTCAGATCACCTGCTACAACGGGGGTTATTCTTGATAGTAATGGCAATGTTCACTTTAAAGATGTAGCAACCTCGTCTAATTATTTTGGAATTTATAGCGACGAGTCAAATTCAACCTCAGGGTTGTTGTTTCGGGCTTACCCAAATGCTCAAGTACAACTATTCTATGGTGGTTCAGCTAAACTGAGTACAACCACAGCAGGAATAGATGTAACAGGTAGTGGTAGTTTTTCAGGTTCGCTTAATTATGGAACCACATTCAGATCACCTGCTGCAACGGGGGTTATTCTAAGTAGTTATGGGAACATACGTTTTAAGGATGCAGCAGCATCAAATAATTATTGGGGTATTTTTTCAGATGAAACAACTTCGGAAACATTATTTAGAGCTTATCCAAATGCAGGAGTTCATTTATTTTTTGATGGGTCAAGTAAATTACAAACAACCAATGCCGGTGTAGAGATTTCAGGTACTACGATAGTTAGCAGTACAGTAACCGCCTCTAACTTTATACTTGGTTCCGATAAGCGTATAAAGAATGTATTAGAGACAGCTATTCCAGACTTAGAGGGTGTTAAAATCATTAAATTCAACTACAAAGATGATTTAACCGAACGCGATAGGTATGGGGTTATAGCTCAGGATCTTCAAAAAGTGGCACCTGAAATGGTGTATGAAAACGCCCACGAGACACTTAGTGTTGGGTATATTGATTTTTTAATAGCAAAAATGGCTAAGAAGGATGAGCAAATCAGTAATTTAGAAAACAAAATAGAGGTAATAGAAAAACACATAGCAAAAACAATTTAATATGAGTGTACCGGACACAGAGATGTTTTCAATAATGGATATCATAACAGAGCTTGGTGGTGGATTAACCTCCCTGCAAGCTTGCTTTGATATAGCAATGCCTTTTGGTTTTGATTCAAACTATAATAATGATAATTACGCCCCTGCAAACAGTATGTTAAGATTTAGAAATTACGTTCATGAGGGGATAGTTGCAACAATTACAATACCTGCAGGGTCAACGTCAGCATCAAGTGTAACATTTACTCAGATAACCCCTATTAGTGGCGGAAACTTATATGTTGATTGGGGTGATGGAGATACGTTTTATTCTCCTGCAGGGCAAGGTGGAGGATCTAATATTTCTCACACTTACTCAACCACAGATGAAAAGACAATTGATATAAGATCAAACGGACTTCTTAGAATTATAAACACTACTGGGGAGGTATTTTCTGATGTGCAATTTTATTATTTTACAACAAACGGTGGTGGAGTAATACTTACTGATTGTGGATTAACGACAGCTTTAGTTAATCAGATCCTTATAGCTTTAGATGCTATTGACGGCCTGACTAGCGGGCAAGTGTCATTATACAATCAATCACCTTCCGCACCACCTTCAGGGGCAGGAATAACAGCCTCAGCAAGCCTTACAGCAAAAGGTTTGAATGTACAGACAGATTAATCACCTACAATTGTGTTTCATGGGAAAAGGTAGTATCTTAGTACTTTAAAGTATTTTTAAACAAAAAAAACAACAAAAAAAACAACATTATGAAACAAGAGCAAGATAAAAACAATACATTCTCAGGTATTGTTGCGTTAAAAACTGAAGGTTTAGAGGCTGTTGGTGAATTTTTATCTAGTAGTAGAGTAGGTAAGATTTTATTAAAAGAACTCAAAGAAGGGGCGATGAATTTAAGTGTAGCTCACGTGGAAGCAATAAACAAGACAACCAAGGATATGGAAACAGGGGAAGAAAAGGAAAAAAAACCCGTCACCAGAAAAAGAAATAAAAAATAAATAACATGTTACAATCCACCTTTAACAATTATCAACATGCCGCGACTATTGCTTCAGTGCAATTAACTGCTGAAATAACTCAGGATATTAAAAATGGGATTAAAAGACCACTGGTTAATGGGGTTAAAGCACCTTTAAAAGAGAAAATTATCATAGCATATTTTTTACACGTATACTCAACTATTATGCAGGAGTATACATTAACAGATATTGCTGGTCTTGACAAGGATAATAATATTGCTCAGAACAGATTAACAAGGAGTGAAATGAAACAAGTATTAGAAGGTGTTAATTTATTTTCAGGAATTGGTTTAAATTCAAGGAGTGACTTTGTGTTAGACAGATAAGTATTAAGCTATGGACAGCAGAAATAACAAGCAAGGGTCAAGTAAATTTGTGCGAAACATGAAAGATTTTGGTGTAGCTCTATGTGTTTTGGTGGCCGCTATAGCAACATGTTTAAACTCACTAGGTATTGATGACGTAATTTCAAGGTATGCGGATTACAAGTTTAAAACACTTGAACACACACACCTAAACACGATTATTACAGATAGTGTTTCAAATAATGATATTAAGGTTATCTTTAACGAGCTAAATATCATAAATGAAAATCTGGATCAATTAAATAGTGCAGCACACCGACCTCATTCAACAGAGTTGTTTTTAGATGAAAAGTAATTTGTTTTTGCTTGTTGTTTCAGCCCTTGGTTATACTATTGTATATCAGGGGCTTTTTTTATATATTTATAAAATAATAAGGTGTTAATTTAAATATTTAAAGCGTTAATTATGAGTATATTAACAAAAGTGTTTTCCGGTGGAGCTGGTGACCTAATAAAGAGCGTTGGTGATGTTGTGGGTAAATTTGTGACCACTGACAAGGATAGGGATGCAATGAAAATGCAATTACTTACCCTCATCGATAAGGATAAACAGAGTGCAAGGGATATGTATTCTAAGGATAATTCCCTGCAAAAAACTTATGCTCTTGTGTTTTTAGTTGGATACATTGTGGTATCCATGACATTCATTTACTTCATTTTTGTTTCCCCTACGGAATTAAACACAACACAATCCACTTTTTTAACTATGATATTCACAGCAATGAGTATGAAAGTTAATACTATTACCGATTTTTTATTTGGTGGATCTTTATCAAAAACAAAAAGTAGCATTGGTGAAAAAAAGCAACGGAAAAAAGATAAGAATGATTACTCAAAGGAAGAATAAATAATTACCTTTAAGTTTTAATCATATAAAACAAGAATCATGAAAAAGTTTAATTTTATTAGCAAAGATGCAAAACCAAAGAAACCGGAAACACCATCAACCCCAGGGGTACCTTCAACTGATTAAAGATTTTTTGGGAGGATTTGCAGTTATACTATGTATGGCTGCATTTACCTATGTTTATTATACTGCAAGATCCTTTGGGACTTACCAACTATCTCCTGAACAGGAAATAATTAAAGCTGAGTTGAATGGTATTTATTGGATTTGTGCCTGTTTTGGATTCTCTGTATTATCAGGCCTACAGTATTCAAACAACCGATGGAAATTAATAGGTAGTATATATCTATTGTTCTTTTATTTTTCAGCAATCTGTTTTGTATCTTCCCTGTATGATTTGATAACATTGGATTTAATCCGAATGAGTAAAGTTTACTATGCGGCCATAGGTACATTCATATTAACAACTATTACATACATCTATAAATGGATCAAATATTATTATTTTTAATATTGGCAGCGCAAGCCAAATCACCATTAATAGCAGGTGTAGCATTTGGGCAAGTAGCAGTAACTTTTATATCAACGGTATTAGGAACATGGGTCCTTATGACAAAGCATATAAATAAACGAATAAAAGATAAGGTATCTTCAGAGATATACGAAAAGGATCAGATTGCAGTAAATGAATCTCTGAAAAAACTAGATAGTGAAAAGCTAGATGAAAAACTCTATATAACTAAGATAACATCATTAGATATTGAAATTAGAGATATTAAACTAGCAAACATTAGGAGCAATCAGGATACGCAGGACAGCAATAAAAACACTCTCCAATCCATCCAGGATCTCAGCAACAATATTATGAAGATTGTTATTGAGGGCAAAAAAATAGGTTAATTAAACAACAAGTATCATGCATAAATTTGGAAAAACAAGTAAGGCTAGATTGGATACATGTCATCCGGATCTACAGTTAATAATGAACCGGGCAATCGAACTATCTAATGTAGATATGGGGATAGCCGAAGGCCATAGAAGTGTTGAAAAACAACAAGAGTATTTTAACGCAGGCAAGAGCCGTATTGACGGAATAACAAAAAAAGGTAAACACAATTACACTCCCTCTTTAGCTGTTGATATTTATGCTTACGTTAACGGTGCTGCGAATTGGGATATTGAGCAGTTGTGTTATTTAGCAGGAATCATACATGTTGTATCGGAAACTTATTTTTCCACGGGGAAAACAAAACACAAGATAAGGTGGGGTGGTAATTGGGATATGGATGGAGTCATATTAATAGACCAAAATTTTGATGACGGACCTCATTTTGAATTAATAATCCCATAATATTAAAAAAACGCAACACATTGTTGCATTTATAAAAAGTAGTTGTATATTTGTAGCCACAAGTGTATAACACGAACAGAGTTTACGTTTGTTATAACGTAAACTCTTTTTTTATTAATTAAATTTAAACGTAAAAATGAAAAAATTATTAGGTTGCTTTACTGTACTATTGTTTATGATGTTCTTATTTACATCGTGCAATGAAAACAATGTTTTAACCGATGACTTAACCGGTGATTTGGTTTTACACACTCAGAGCTACGATGTTGTTTCAGGTGGTGGTTATGTGATTACTCAAAATCACACAGGTATTGAAAAATCAAACATCGGTATTAGTTCAAAACAGAAAAGTGAATTGAAGTCAGGAACATACAAAAGAGGTGGTGCGCCAATAGGAGTAGACACTATAAGTATCACTGTAGACAACTATGAAGGTGTTCGGACTCATAATAAAGAATTTGACTATGTTGAGTATGGTGAAACTGGTGGAGAAGATATAAAGCTATTGGCATTACAACACGGACTTAATGTTGTGAAGGGTGTTTCCTTTCAGAATAAAGCACAGGGCGAAACATCGGCCAATGCTATAGGTTATTTTGATAGATGGACAGGATTTTTATACCATGGTCCATATTTGGAATTGAATGAACTCGAAAAGGCTGATAATTATCAGAGTCTAATCTATAAACATTTTGTTGGGGATACTACTATTAATGTTGCTGAGGCAAAAACATACGATGCTGTATTAAATATGACTCCAATTAATGATATGTTAGCGGTCCAGTTTGTGAATAATTGTATCAATAAATACTATCCCTCATACATTCTTAAATTCAACGGGGATATGATTGGGCAGTATGTACCCTGTGATTCAAAGAAACACTCCAATTATCTAACTGTATTTAATAACAAAGAATTAATAACTACCAATAATAATCAAAAGCTTGAACTGGTTATAACTATTACCAAACGCCATAATTCATGTGTAGTGCATAAGTTTTCTATTCCAGTGCCATTAATCCAAGGAATGAAAACCCATGAACTAAAATTAGAACTTCCTGCCAACCCATTTAATGCTGATGGTACATTAAACATCATATGGAATGGTAATTGGGAGCGTATAGAGTGGGATTATACAAACAGTGTAGTCAAATGGTAGTATTCAGATGTTTATTGCTGATATTTATCTTGAGCATAGGATCCAACTCCTATGCTCAGGAAAAAGATTGGGGTTTACACATTCCAAATCCTAATGGAGTAACAAAGCATACTATCCGGGAGAATAAAATTCAGCTATTTAAAAATGCTAATTATGCCCGTAGGCAATTAAAGAAGTACAAAACTAATATAGATATTGGATATATAGAGCTTGCTATTGGTACAGCCGGCCTTACTTTTGCCGGATGCTTCATGGATGTTCCTCAATATTGGGAGAATGGAAGGTGTAAAAACAGAGGTATTAGGCGTAGGAATGCAAGATATGTAGTATCTGCAGTATCAATATTGTTTATTGCAGATGGAACTTTAAAGATCCGGAAGAATAGAAAAATTTTAGCCGAAATAGATTACACCTTATCTCCTATTCATGGAGGATTGATTTTTAAGTTTTAATTTTAAATGTAAAAATGAGGAAAAAGAGAAAACCTAATAAAATATGGACAACTCCTATTAGGCTCTCTGAGTTGATGGGACTGAATAGAGCTACTATATACAGGCGAATAGACTGTAAGAATAAGGACAAAAGATTAAAGTCTAGGCTCAGTTTAATTAATGGTAATACAGAATTCATGGTTCCAGATGAGTATGCCGATGAGTATTTGAAACGTTATAAAACAAAATAAAATGTCAGGATTTACAAGTGATGATGAGGGCAAAATCTTTTTCATACGATTAAGAGGGAAAGCAGATGGTGAATGGGGTTGGAGTATCGAGCAGGCCATGGGGAAAGATGTTCCAAACGAACCCGTAGGCACACACACGACACTAAGAGATGTCAGAATTCAATCTGTAGAATGGAAAGTTGGAGATTATGAAGGTAAAGCAATTCATAATTTTTGCATGAAAGTTTCCCCTAATGGCAAAAATGAATTGTATTTTGTTCAGATGAATATGACTCAAATGTCAAGAGGTATAATCAATAAACTTTTGTCAGTTAGAGACTTTTCCAATATGACTCTAAGAGTTTTTAAAGGGAAGTTTAAACCGGAAGGTGCTGACAATACTATAGAGTATGTAAATTGTGCTGTTATTGATGCAGGTGAGAAGGTCCCAAACAAATACGATCCTAAAGAAAAGTTTGATCCGTTAATGTCAAAATACACGGAAAACGGGATAGAGAGGCGGGATTTTACGAAAGTTGACCTTCTTATAAAAGAACTGGTTGAAACCCACTTAATCCCTGCGGTACATGCTTCATATGAAGCACACAAGCCAGAGGATTACGAACAAAATAATGCTAGTGGGCAGAACCCACCAAATACCGCTACACCTCCACCTCATACCGAGGAGGATGCACCACCGGAAACAGAAGAGGATGATGATTTACCTTTTTAGTATAACTCAAGGCTGTCTTCACAATAAGACAGCCTTTTTTAAACCTGCAAAATGAAAAAGAAATTTCCATGCACCAAATGCGGTGTTTGTTGTACTAGAATAGGTTTTATAGTGGAGAACTTAAGAGAGTGCAGTGATCCTAACAGTAAGTTATATTTCCCATATGAGTTTGATGAAAAAGGAGTGTGTTCCAAACTTGTGGATAATAAATGTTCAGTCTACGAAAACAGACCTACATTGTGTAATGTTGAAAAAATGTTTGACAGAAAGCATAACACTTGGGATGAGTTTGTGTTAATAAATATCAACGCCTGTAATCAAATGATGGATGAGGTTGGTGTTGATGAGGAATTCAGGATAAAAATCGATTAATAATAATTAAAACCAAAGTGATGAAATTTGATTTAATGGAAGTATTTATAATGATTACCGCATTGTATTTAATGGTTAGGGATATAATCCACCGCCGGAAGCCCAATAAAAAACAGGAAAAGGTAAATTTTAAAAGTGCCTGTGATATAAAGGTTCAGGCTGCCGACCTGCAGAGAGAGGCATTTGTTGAATGGTGTTACGGTATGCATTTACAAAACTTAAATGACAGGCTTACAGAAATTGAAGCTTTTAAAGAGGGTATTGCAGTTGCTTACGATGAAATAATAGAACCATTCCCGGAATGTCTACATGATTCTTTTTGTGATCAGGTGACAGTTACTCATGGTTGTTCTTCTGATGGTGATTGTAGCTTTAAGGATAAAAGGGAACCACCTCTGTATTTCTGTGGCCACTGTAAAAGTATTCCCGTTCTAAAGCCTGGTGAACTGTGTTATAATTGTCAAAAAACAATTACGTCACAACTGCCAAATGATTTTACTATTAATCCCAAAACTGAACAGAATGAAAAAACTGAATAAAATTATAAAATACATAAAGGCTATTTTTCAAGGGGCCTTTTGTCCTAGATGTAACAGTGATGCACCAGAATTAGATAATTGTCCAGTGTGTGATAATGATAGGTGTAACCCATTTGGCATAAAGAGACGTTTGGAGTTGATGGAACGAAATAAAAAGAGTGATTTCCAGTTATTTCAGGATGATACCGGTGAATGGTCTGATTCTGTGTTTGGGGATAGATGGAATCCAATAGGACCAGCCAACCACCTTAAAGAAGAGGTAGGCGAACTTATTGAAGCGTTATCTTTAATATATGATCATACCGAAGAACCCACAATAAAAGAACTTAGAGAGTTAAAAGAAGAAGTCTGTTATGAATTAGCAGACTGCTTAACTCTTCTTGTAGATACATCCAGAATATTTGGTGTAGATACCAAAACACTACTTGATTACAGTAGACGTAAACTACATAAAAATAGGCGTAGGGAATGGACTAAGCCAGATGAAAAGGGAATTTGCAGACATAAAAAAATATAAAGATGAAAGAGGCAAAAATTATTAAAAAAGCTTGGGAAATAGATTGCGATAAGCTTGAAGATGGACACAATTGTATCTGTGGTGTGGTTTTTTGTGACGAAGAAACCAGAGCACAAGAGGGGCTTTTCCAGTCATTATATATGGAAACATGGTACCTAGTGGATGGTGATATTGTAACAGCCGATAATCTTCCTGTTAAAAGATGTGATTACTTAGATGTAATTATTTTTGAAGGTAAAAGAATTCCCAGATCAGAGGCAGCATTATTAATAACAGAACGTGAAAGGAGTGTGAAATTAAAAGCAATTGCGGATAATCCGGAAATTAAATATTGCTACATTCTTAAAGGCGGTTATTATAGACCTGATTACAAAGGGTACTCAACTGACAAAAAGCATGCAGGGGTTTATTCTAAAGAGGATGCTATCTACAGTGCAGAAAACTGCGATAACATCTCAGTAATACCAATAAACATCAAAGAACACAATAAGATGTTAGAGGCTGAGATAAACGATCTTAAAAGCAGACTGATATCTTAACAAATAAACGCAACACGCTGTTGCGTTTTTCTTTTTTAATGCTTAGATTTGTGGTAAATAAATAAATATTGATATGAATTTTCAGGACGTAAAAGTTAATGACAAGGTGTTCATACAGGAGTATGTGGCGATAGATCATTCTAAAGTCAAAGTATTCTATATAGAGAAGTTGGTCAGTAGGGTTATAAAAACCCAATTTATTGTTGACGGACATGTGAGGTATCGTAAATCAGATGGGAGAAGGGTTGGAGGTATTTTTCTGGATACAGCCATATCCAGTGCCGGATACATGGAAACTATGAAGGGCCCTGTTAAAATTGAAGATCAATCAGCGGCCATGAACATTTTAAGGGAGCAGGTAAAGCTTAAAGACAAGATAGAAAGCATTACGGGCTGTTTTTGGAATATAAATCACAATTTACCTATAGCCGAATTAAAGGAAGCCCTAAAAACACTATCCTCAATCAAAGAGAAGTTAAAGACACTTAAATAATCAAAATTTAAAGCTTTATGAATAGTCAAAAAACAGTCAGTACAAAATTAACAGCAAAGCAGTTTGTTAAAATGAAAATGGTTGGATCTGGATATGGGCATTTGAAGGAAGGGGATTATATTCCGGTAACTTCTCAGGATCTTGAAAATTGGTTGAATGAATACCGTTTTAATAAACCATACAAGAAAACACCCTATGCAATATTATTACGGATCCTTGTGTTTTTCCCATTCCTCGTGATTGCTATTGTTGGTAATGCGGCATTTACATGTAAGTTAATGCATAACTTCATTAAGTATGGTGGGGAATCAATTGCTTACACTCAAAAAACATCCCCGAAATCGATTTTAGATTGTTACAATAAATTAGAGGAAAATGGAAAATAACAAAACAAGGCAGCAAAGGATTGATACAGTTAATAAAATCATTCAAAAAATTGCATCCACTGGCCGTCAATTTTTCAAGCACGGAATAGCTGTGTCTGAAATATTCCAACGCAACGGTAGACTCTACATGGTGAATGAATGGAATGGCGAACAAATGTGTTTGAATACCAAAAACGGATACCCACCAAAACACTTTCACCATGGCGGTACTCTATGGAGTTTAACGAAGGATTTTAAAGAGTTCATTCAAACAGGAGCGGATACCAATCACAATAACGGATATGGCGGTTTGTATTGTCCTCATTGGGGTTATCCCGATGAAGCAATGAAGGAGATTCGACAATTAGCCACAGAGCTAGGATATTTACATGGGGAACCAAAACAACAATAGTATGGACAAAGCAAAGCGTGAGGCTCTTGAAAAACAACTGGAAGGTTATAGTGAAAAACAGTTAAAAGAAATCATCATTCAGAAAATTGAACTTATAGATAAGATGATGCGTGGTAAGGATGCATTAACCCGTGTTAAGAAAAAACTATCAGCTAAAGTAATTGAGGATTTTCAAAATTATCTATTAGTGGATCTTCTTGATATAGATGTTAAGGATGATCCAGTATTAAAGCAAATGGGTTTTTACGATATGGATTCACAACCTTAATTTATGAAATACACTATTTATCCGGAAATGCACAAAATGTGGTAAGAAAAAATAATTCAGATAGTATTAAAAGGCTTGAGAATTACAGACAGAATTTAAAATTAGATATGCCATGAAAATAAAAATAACAAAATGTACTAATCCTGAATGGTGGTACAATGATAAGGTGGGAGAAGAATTCACCACCATTTCTGATGGTGATCCGCATCCAAGTAAATATAAGGTGCAAATAAGTGTTAGGTGCATTGGTTTTGTAGATTTTGATGACTGTATCATTACAAAAGAAACACCTAAAGATATTAAAGCGTTGTGTCCTGAATGCGGTGATCCGAATTCCCGTAAAAATCCTAATGGTGGATATTTCTGCTTAGAATGCAATACCGAATGGTATTTTATTAATAGAAAAAAATAGCGATATGATTATAGGAATTGATTTTGATGGAACATGTGTAACGCATGATTTTCCAAGAGTGGGTAAAAATATTGGTTCAGTGCCGGTATTAAAGAAATTGGTTGAAAAAGGCCACCAGTTAATATTGTTTACAATGCGAGGCAATAAACCTAATCCCGAACCGGTAGGGCCAGAGATAATACCTGAAGGCGGTGATCATTTAACCACAGCAGTTAATTGGTTTAAAGAAAATGATATCCCATTGTACGGTATCCAGACTAATCCCACGCAAAAAAATTGGACTAATTCCCCAAAAGCTTATTGTCAGTTGTATATTGATGATGCTGCGTTAGGTATTCCATTAACAGATGACCCCGATTTATCCGACCGACCATATGTTGATTGGGATGCTGTGGAAGATATGCTTTTGGAAATGAATTTAATTGGAGGTTTAGATTAATGGAGATAACAGACAAAGAAAGAACAGTGATACGAGTTTCATTTGATGATGGGGATTTCTATCTAAATTCAGGTAATTTTCAACTCAAATCAAATCCATGGGAAGCTACGAGATATGCACCTCATGACGATGCGTATCCAAAACGAAAAGAAGGACAAGATAAAGATGTTGAATGGATGGAGGATTCATACGATAACGAAGTATCTGTAGTGCCATTCTTAGAGGCTTGTGATACATACAACAAGAAACACGATGAGCAATAACGAACAATTAACCCATGGCTCACTGTTTAGCGGTATTGGAGGATTTGAGTTAGGTGCAGGATTATTAGATATCAGAACAAAATGGAGTTGTGAACTACAGGAATTTCAGCGTAAAATTTTAAAGAAGAATTTTCCAGAAACAAAGCAGTATGAAGATATTAGAAAATTACAAACCCCGGACTATGTTGACATTATCAGCGGTGGATTTCCATGCCAAGATATCAGCATTGCAGGAGAAGGCCAAGGAATTAAAGGACAGCGTTCTGGATTGTGGAGTGAAATGTTTAGGATTGTGGGGCAAGTTAGACCCAAGTACATTATCATTGAAAACAGCCCAATGCTTGCTGTTCGAGGATTCGAACAAGTCTTATGCGACCTTTCCAGAATCGGGTATTATGCAGAATGGCAATGTCTTTCAGGCACAACCTTTGGAATCCAACAGGGTAGGAAAAGACTATATTGTATTGCCTACCGTCATAGCAAGCACGAAGAAAGGAGCGTCACGCAACAGATATTTAGGAAGCTCAACTTACAAAGGGAATTTACACGAATATATCCGGGATGGCGAAAACGATCCGATTTACCCAAGTCCAGATTTCTGCGAAAATTTAATAGGATTCCCTTTAGCCTGGACAGAATTGGAGCGATAGGAAACGCGGTAATGCCTTTAGTGGCTCTTTATTTATTTAAATGCATACAAATCCATAACGATAAAATAAAATGAATTTAAAAACAGAATTAACCCAGTTTATGCAGTGGTATAAAAACAACGTACCTATTGGAACTAATAAATCATCACCTGAAATAGTTGATGATTATTTAAAACGCTTTCATGTTCCCGATGATGCCGCACATAAACTGGCAGAAGATTTATTCCAGATGGAGCAAGAGCTTGATATCTCGATGAGAGATAGGTTCCACAACATAAAATAAAGCAACACATAGGGTTCATGTTAAATCCAAAAAGATTAAAAGGGAAACGCAACACGTTGTTGCATTTCCCTTTTTTAATGTGTAGATTTGTATGTAATTAAATAAAATAAAGATATGAATTGGATAGAAGTAAGTACGGCAATGCCAGAAGAGTTACCCGAATTGGTAATTAAACGAAATGAGAATGACTGTCTCAATCCTGAGACAACTAAAAAGCTTATTGTATTAACAGACTGCGGTACTGTTACTGACAATAAAAGAATCAAAATGCAGGTTGGTGAAAAAGAATGGGTTTGGTTCATGGGGTACGAAGGGGAAACAGTAACCCATTATATGCTATTTGAAGAGCCAACCATCATGACATATGATGACCTTCGTGAAATAAGATAAGCAATAACTTTAAGTAGTTCGGAAATACCGAACTACTTAAATAAAATTTAGAAAATGAGAGGCAGGATAAAAAAACGGTACAAAGAAGGGTTTAGCAGTTCTCCTATAGATATTTCTGAAAAAGAAATTGATTTCATTATTAAACATGAATGTAAATGTTTTAATTGTGAAGCTGATATTTTTGAAATGTGTGATTTCCCTGAGTTTCTTATTAAGGATGATGAATTGTTATGCGAGTATTGTTATGGTGATAAGTATAGGCCAGCATGCCCTATATGTGAAGACAGTTACGATATTTACAAAGGTGAAAGCGAATATAGGGTAGTTACCGAAAATGATGCAAGCGATTACGATATGAAGCCAGGAATATACCACAACGATAAGTTAATACTTCCTATCCGTATAAATTATTTTAAAAGTATTGAGTGTGGTCTTGTGTACAGTCCTGTGTATTCAGATAAGATATGTCCTGATTGTGCCGAAAGAATGTTACGTAAATCAAACTATTTGAAATTTGATTCAACCCCATGTATTCTTTTAAAACAATACTCTAGCTGTATGCCAATAAAAAAAATGAAGTTTTTACGGCAACAAATTGTCCATAGACGAATTACCTGCAGGGGTTTAATTGATGAAGCAAACAATACTAGAAAATAAACCAATATGGAAAAGTTAATAGAAAGATTAGATGCATGCAGTAGGGCCCTTGTGTACGCTGCATATAATTACGATGGTGCGAAGTTAGAAGATCTACCGGTAAATATAATAGAGAGCACCGGGGTCAGTGATACATGCCTAATTGAAATCAGGGAAAACAATCTCCTGATTGAGGAATTACAGGGGAAAGTCTCTAAAATAGCGATTGAACCGACCGATATTAATGTCGGTCACATGCCTAAAAGTAATATCATAGGCAGTGAAAAATTCATAAAAAAGTACAGTAAATGGTTCCCTTATTGTGAGGAAGATAGTTTAAAAAAAGAGATGTTATTAGATTTGCGTACGCTAATTGGATCTGATCAACTTTAAAGATGAGCTTCCTAAAAAGATAATAACCCACTTTAAAAAAGGTTAAGGCAACTTATATTTAAGTAAAATTATAATATATCAATATTAATTGCCTGTTATGATAGAGTACTAGATATAATTACTTATCTCTAAATGGTTGTTAATGATGATAGCACAAAAACAAAGGATATGATTATTTTAACAGAAACAACAAGAACATTTCAAGGATGCAAAGTTGAAACCTCTATTGATAGAGAAAAGAAAGAAACACGTTATTTACTTACTTCAATTTGTGGGAAGTACTATAATGTATGGGATAGCGAAGCAAAACAAAACATTGAAATAGTAGGAAAAAGAAACTTTAGTAAATGGGCCTCTAAAAATGAATACAAAACAGACTTTTAACGAATAAATAATAAAATAGCGAACGGATATGAAAAAAGAAGATGCAAAATACATACTTGAAGCAATAGAATGGATGAACGAACATACAACTGTTGCAAGCATAGATATAGAGACATACGGCAATTTATTTATAAATAGCCAGAATTTATTAATGGACGTAGTGAGCGATGCTGAAGCGAAAGAAGCAACTGCAATATCACCGCTTGCTAGTGGTAGTTTTTTTCATCACTTAATGGTTGATATTGAAACAATGGGGAATGAATCATTTTCAAGCATTGTTAGTATTGGGGCAGTTGAATTTGATATAAACACAGGTAAAATTGGAAAAGAATTTTATGTAAATGTGGACTTGCAGAGTTGTGTAGATTTAGGGCTAACTATAAATGCTTCCACTGTAATGTGGTGGATGAAGCAAAATGAACAAGCAAGAAAAGACTTAACAGACCGAACTACATTACCAATAATAAAAGCGTTGGAGGACTTTGCTGAATTTTGTAATAAGGACTATCAAATATGGGGAAACTCTGCGAGGTTTGATTGTGGTATTTTACAAAACGCCTACAATAAGGCAGGTATTCCTATACCTTGGGATTTTAGAAAAGAAAGATGTGTTAGAACTCTTGTAAGTTTTGTTCCTGAAATAAAAGTAAATTATAAGTCAATAGGTACTGCCCATAATGCGGTAGATGATTGTAAATTTCAAATAGGGTACTGCTCTGATATATGGCGTTCTTTGAATTGCCACTGATGGCAACACACTTTGAATAAGAATTGTAATTAAAATTATTTAGCGATGAAAAGAGAGTTTACAAAAGATGAAAAGAGATGGGTAAAAAGCTTGGAAAGATGCTTAAAGAGGAAGCCTGAAAGCCTCGAAGTTGTAGCCTACCCAGCTAGTGTTACTGTGTTTAATTCTGGTGCAGTTGCCGAAACTTTTAACAATGAGGGGGACATGGATAATGTTGAAGATTACTGCGAGTGCGAATATACGATACTAGAATCGATAATTAGTGGAGATAGCACTATTTGAGCGTAGGCAATTTTAATTATTATTTTTATTGCCTTGTTACCATCCGTTTAAAAAAACAATATTTGTTGGAATTGAAAATAACCTTAAGTTTTTAAAATGGATTGGTAACGAATTGTGTATGAATAGTAAAACCTTTTTTTTTTAGCGTTGGGTTAAATAAACGCTGACTTAATTAATTCATAAAATACAATGAGAACAAAAGATGAAATGTACGACCAAATTGACATTGCTACAGAAAAACAAGAAAGTGGTGAAGGGTTTGGTGGAATGAGTTATGAAGATGGAGTTAAGGCTGCTTTAGAATGGGCAATGGGTGATGTAGATGATAAGCCTATAGATGACTAATTGAGCGATGGCATACAATGGACAGGGCTAAGGAATTTAATTTTTTAATGGATTTAAAGATTTGACAAATGACTAAAGATAAAATAATACAGATAATAACGGGAAATTGCCACGGTGAATATAATCAGAATTACGGACATGGAATGTTTGCTACGCATGACTCTGTTAGTAATATAGCTAATGAAATTGAAAAATCATTTTCTTTAGCTAGTGTTAAGAACTGTGTTTTAATTGAAACCAAAGTGCAGAAGCTGATTAAAAAACTAGAGACTGAAAACATAGATAGAAAAAAGGAATTAAGCTACGACACGCTACTGAAGGAGACTAAGCGAAGGATAAACCACAAGTACAATTACACTTGCGAGATAATACAACAATTAAAAAATTGTTCTTAACGTGCCGATTGTATGGGCTGATTTTTAGCCGATTTATTAACAACTAAAATTTATAAAATGGACAGAATTAAATGCGCTACCTTCAATAAAGAAATGCAAGATAGCATACCACCAGAGATTAGAGAAAAGATGAGAGCTGATAGAGCCAAAGCCGAAAAAGAGCAGGAAGTTAAGGCTAAAACTTTGCCTATACAATGTGTTATGCCTCGTTTTTCCGTTTCATTGGTGTATCAAAATGTAAAAAGTGTTATGCTTAGGACTTTAATATTAAACGCTAAAGATAAGGCTAATGCTTTATTGGAAACCATTGAATACTTCAAAGAAGAAACGGATGGTATGGGATTAATGTTAAAGGCTGTGACAGAAATAAATGAGGTATAACGGGATGGCGGTATGATGCCGCCGAGGAACGAGGTGCATTATGACCGCTTGTTAGCTGTCTGGTGCGGATTTTAACCACAAACTTTGATTAAATGTACAACGGTAAAAAAATAAAAAATAGGGAAGGCAAAAAATATTTTGTTTCTATTTCTGGTGGTGAAAGCTCAGGGCATCTGATCCAATGGATGGAAGAAAATAAACATCCAGAAGATGAAGTATTATATGGTTTTGCGAACACATCAAAAGAACGTGAGGAAACTCTTGTTTTTACAGATAGATTAGCAAGGCATTACAATATTGAAATTGTTTGGATCGAAGCCGTAATGTCATATAAGTACAGGGGTGAAACTACATATAGATTTACAGACTTTGAAAATGCTTGTAGAAATGGGGAAGTATTTGAAGAAATGATAAAAGATTACGGCATACCAAATCAAGCCTACCCACATTGTACACGAGAGTTAAAAACCGTTCCTCTTCAAAAACTTGCACACGATATTTTAGGCGAAGATTTCTATACTGTAATTGGGATTAGAGTAGATGAAATTGACAGAGTTAATAAGGATTGGAAGGAGTTGAAGTACCTATATCCGCACGTGATAAATGGAGTTACAAAACCAGAGATTAATAGTTTTTGGAATGCTATGCCGTTTAGACTAGAATTGAAAGGTTATGAAGGTAATTGTGGTAAATGCTGGAAAAAGACACTTAATAAGCTTTTAACCATTGAATATGAAGAAACTATTACAGGAATAGTAGATGATTGGTGGTCTAATATGGAAGATAAATATGGATATTACGTTCCAGATCACAGAAAAGAAAAACGTAAACCACTTGAAGGTAAATTGACATTTTATAGGAACAATTTATCTGCAAAGGATTTAAGAACATTGGCAAAACAGCCATTTAAAAAGTCGAAAGATGATTCAAAAGAATACAGTTTTCAATCAAGTTTATTTGGAGTTGATTTTAATGTTTCAACTGGGCTTTGCTCAGAAAGCTGTGAACCATTCTAATGGCTGCGAAGCAGACAAAGCGCGAGGGCATTTTTTATTTTTTAGTGATTACCCACCAAGCTTTATTAATAGCACTTACGTAGCACTTGCAGCTAACGTGGATGCGGTATGATTTCGTTTGCTCCACGAATCCGCAGAAAATTTAGAGCGTGGTAGAAACTTAAAATAACCGAGCGTAGGATGAAAATAGAATTTAAAGATAATATCCCTTATATAACACCAGAAACAAATAAGGAAGAAGACCAGTTATTTGATTGGTACGAAAAATATAAAGGCAAAAGAATGAATTGTTGCATGAGCCTAAATTGGGTTGAACGTGCGGTGGCAGAAACCACCAAGCGTGAACAAGCAAATGAATTATTACCGCTTGTTATGCCTCGTATTTCTTATGCAGAAGATTGGCAAGGCAACAAATATGAACCATGCGAGATTAATTGCAAGCTGGATGATGAAGGTAAAATTAGCTTTGAAACAAAAGAGGTGTTTGGATTAGGTGATGTTCCAATAGATTTAGAGCCTGAATATGAGACATAACGTATGGTTGTATGCGTAGTGGCTTGGTAACTAAATGTATTTCACTACCAAAAATCTACAATGTTAATTAACACCTACTTAGCCACAAATTACCGTAAGCCATTACGTATGACAACGTGTTATACACTGGCGTTTTATACTGAACTTGATTAAATGCTCTGCTCTAATAATTATTTTTAGGGAGGGCTTTTTATTTAATAAATAGTTTGTATTTAAAAAGTATTTACTATATTTGTAGAGCAATAACGCAATAAAACTAAAATACAGTATTATGATTTACGATTATTATTACTCAGCAGCACACGAGGCATATATGAAAGCTATGTATGAAGTTACTGGCGAAAGGTATAGCGATGCTTATATAAAAGGCATGAAATATACTGAAATGATAACAGCAGGTGAAAAACCAGTTACTTCTCATTTCGGAGATATAAAGAAAATACACACAGGTACTGATGAAGGGATTATTGTACGATGAAAGAGCTAACTAAAAAAGTTACATTTAGCTTAACAGCTACGGAGGTAGAGCAATTAGAAAAGATTGCTAAAGACACACTTGGCAAGCCTAATAAAAGTGGGATGATAAGCTATTGGATAAACCAAAACAATTTGAAAAATTGTAAGAGCGAGGGCAAAAAATAATTATGGTTAGCTTGCACAGGCATTTATTAAGTGAACTAAACTTTCTTATGCTTGTGTATAATGACTTAGTGTATGAACTTTTAAAAAGTAATGGAATGAGAGATGTAATTTTAAAAATGAGCGAAAAGGAGTTTCAATCCTTTTTCAATATGGCATTAGAAAATGCAAGTCTGATAGGAGGTAACGAGGATACAGAAAATGATGAATTCGGTGACGTGAATATAAAAAGGATTGAAACGGTAAACAAGATGCTAAAGTACAATAGACGCACCGAGCGAATTGCTTTTTAATTGTTTATTACACATTGTTGTGCTCCAGTTGCTTCCGTTTAAACGAGCAACACTTCTACAATTGCACTCAGATTTATTTTTTGTTTGCAATGGAGCACAACGCACTTGTGTATGTTGCGTAGCGTAAAACATTACAAACCTTGATTAAACGTACATTTCAGACTGTTTTATTTTTCTTTTTGCGCGGTTGGGTTTATTTATTTTTAATTTATTTGTAAATAATTGCTTACTTTATTTGCATGATTGTAATTTATTGCTTACATTTGTTACAACAAACAGAGAAAATAACACTTAAAATAAAAACCATGACTAATTCAACAATTACAAAGACCTTAAAAAAAGTATCAGAGCAACCATCTAATTATTCATTAGGATTTAGAAGATTAACCGTATTGCCTCTAAGAGTTAGAAAAAGTATAAATTTAGCTTGCATATTAAAGGGAGAAAATAACGATAGCTCAATGAAAGATTTTTTTAATAACATTACAGAACAAGAGTATATAAACTGGCTAAAATTAGCGTAATGGATATAAAATTTAAAGGTCAAAAACTCTCTACTTCCGAATGGGTAGAGAGTGATTCAATATTGCAAGGCAAACAAAACGGAAGAAAAAGAATTTTCTTAAAAACTAAGGACGAGTTCCCGAAGTGGTCAGAGTGTAAGCCAGAAACGGTAATTCAAATTAAATAATTAAACGAAATGAAGATAGAAAAATTATTAACACTATCGCAGTTTGTAGATCAAAACTGCAACGACATTGAGGATTTGCCATTTCCATCGGCTATCGTAGACTCCGTAAGGAACTACAATAACTTCCTAAAGATCCCACTAACAAAGGATATGTTTATTTTAAATCAACCATTTGAACTTGACTCAGAGCATCTTAATTCGCCAAATTCATGGTCTAAGGATGAAATTGACGAATGGCAAGAGGCTGAAAAGAAAGTTATATTTAAACATCCTAAAGAGCAAGGTAATGTAGACATAATTATATTGGCAGCTAAGACAATTGGAGGATATGCAAATGCTATGGATGGAGAGATTGAATTAAGTAACGTTGAAATTTAAATAAAATAACGTGAATATTAAACAACTAAAAAAGGAACTCGGACTATCTGGCAAACAGATAGCTGAGTTTTTCGGATATAAAAACTATTTAAGCTTTAGAAATAGTTCAGCTAAGAAGCGACACGAACAAGCCCTATGTTCATTTTATGCTTTTGTAAAAAGCAAGGCAGAAAAAGAAAATGAAACTTGTACAGACAAAGATTAAATGTGATGATAAGCTATGAAATATACATGTTGTTACCTATCTGTTTTAAAAGCGAACTTTTGTTTCAATTTTAATAACTTAATAAGCTTTTAAAATGGTTGGTAACGTTGAGAATATGACACGGCAGGGATTAAGTGCAAAACCCTAACAGCCGATTACTAATGTTGAATAGTAGCACAAACTTATAATACAGCACACTGCCCTGCTGGGTTATATTTATTGTTATGGGCAGTACATTAATACCTTACAAAAATGGTAGAAGGTTTAAATTACGGGCAAGCCATAGAAGCCCTAAAAGAAGGCAAAATAGTAGCTCGTGCGGGCTGGAATGGTAAAGGAATGTTTGTTTTTAAGCAAATACCTGCTGAAATTGGATTGGATATAATTCCGAAAATGCAGAGTGTGCCACAAGCAGCAAAAAACCGAATGCTTAAAACAAACACCACGTTGAAATACACTAACCAAATGGCACTTGTACAGCCTGACGGTAGAGTTGATTCGTGGGTGGCAAGTAGTTCAGATACATTTGCAGATGACTGGTGTATCGTATAGTAGTTATTAGGGCTTCTATGGCGTATGTTGATATATGCGCCATAGTATTGCCCATAACGGTTAGCATAAGAATAGTGGCGACAATAACGCACGAAAGTTGAGAAAAGAGATACAGTAATATTTTATTTTTAGGGAGGGTTTTTATGATTACATTATTAGAAGGAGATTGTTTAATTGAAATGCAAAACATACCAAGTAAAAGCGTTAATTTTATTTGTTGTGATTTACCTTATGGTATAACTGCACCTAAATGGGATGAAATACTGCCAGCAGATGAACTTTGGAGGCACTACAATAGAATATTAGCACCAAATGGAACGATTGCCTTATTTGCATCACAGCCATTTACTACGAAGCTAATAAGCAGTAACGAGAAGGATTATAGATATTGTTGGTACTGGGTTAAAAACCAAGCTACAAATTTTTTCCACGCTAAAAGAATGCCTGTTAGAAAAGTAGAAGAAATTGTGATATTTAAAAAAGGTAAATATTACCCACAAATAACAGATGGACACGAGCCAACGAATAGCGCAAAAGGATGTAGCAACGGTAAGGCATACCACGGAACAAATAAACGCAATTACGAAGGAGGGAAAACAACAAGATACCCTAATAATGTACTTGATTTTAAATGTGTAGATAATTACAGCAGAATACATTCTGCCCAAAAACCTGTTGAACTTATTGAATACTTAATAAAAACCTATACTGATGAAGGAGATTTAGTGCTTGATAACGCAATGGGTAGCGGAACGACTGGCGAAGCTTGTGTAAATACAAATAGAGCATTTATTGGAATAGAAAACGGATGCTTTAAAGATGCAGATACCAGAATCCAAATTGCTTTGAAAAAGCAAAAGCGGGAGGGCAAAATAAAATATGAGATTAACGCAGAATGTTGATTAAATGTACCATACCAAGCCATTATTTTTATGCATTGTTATGCACCGTGCTTTCAGTAATTTTGAAACACGGACGTAACAATAAAAATGTATTTATAAATAATAGCATGGTGCATAACAATGTAATATAGTGCATTAACAACGTAATGACTTAATCTCATGGGATATAAAGAAATTAATATTTCAGAAAGTGCAAGATTTAAACATGCATACTTTGAATTATTGCAAAAAGTGAATGAAAGATTTAAAGTAAAAGATGCGAAGCATTTAAGAATATCAAAATCTAAAGCAAGTCGCATCCTAAACGGAAAACAGTTTGATATATTAGTATTAATTGAATTAGCATCATTTTCTGGTTACGATACATGTTTAATTTTTCATGAAAGAAAAAATCAATAAGCTATGGTGTTTGGTAAAAGGAATCCGGAGTACGAAGCTCTATTGAAGAAGTTGCACACGAAGAAATTGAAGAGGACAGTGAAGCCAATGTATCAACATTTAACTCATGAGGCAATAGACGAACTCACAGAGCAATTTCACAAGGAAGGAAGTATTTACATCCCTTACAATGTGATAAGCTCTAAAAACAGCCGCAGGTTAGTGACACCAAAAGGCAGATCTCATCCAATATCAATTCCTTCAAAGGCATACGAGAAGTATAAAAAGTTATCTGGTGGGTATTGGTTAAGATCGAAGGTTAGATTTAGAAATCTCATAAAAGGGAAGCCGAAACCGATTTTGTTAGGTGTTTTCTTCATCCGGTGTACAAAAGGAAAATTTGATTACCTGAACATGGGGCAGGGCCCTGCAGATCTGATGCAGGAATTTGGTTGGATAATAGATGATGACATGAAAAACATCAAGATAATCCCGGAGGGGTATATTGTTGACAAGCAAAAACAGGGTATGGTAATTACTGTTTTAGATAATTACGAAGATGCAAACGAAAATAGATTACAATGGGAATAAAGGGCAGAGCAATTAAAACGAAACCTAATCAGGTTAATTCAGTACCTGGACACATTAAAGAATCTGATTTAGCCGAAATAGTGATAAATCATTACAATGATATATTTGAGGTTTTCCCAGAGGTTCCAAGTATGAACGGAATAACTGATATAATCTTAAAGGATATAAATATCTACACAGCAATTGAAGTTAAGAAGTCATTTTCCTTTGACGTATTGGAACAGGCTATACGAAACAAAAGGATAGCTCACTACTCATACATAGCAGTCCCTAATTTTAATAAAATAGGATTCAGAAAACAATTATGCAGTGATTACGGCATTGGATTGATTACTATAAACACTGATTTCAACTACAACCAAATATCTTTGGTTCAAACCGCAACCTTAAACAGACACATTGTAAAGCCGAGATTGGCACAATGGATGAAGAGATCTGTATCAGGATCTAAAAACGATAGGGTGACAGCATTCACTATAATGTTGGAGGAAATTGAACACAAATTAAGAAGATTAGGCGGTACTGCAGATTTTGACAAGGTGTATGACGAAACTGTGAGTACCTATTCTACCATCCAATCCGCAAAACAAACATTAAGAAATCACGTAAGAAATGGGGTGGTTAAGACTTTCAGGTTTGAGGGGAATAAAATAATTTTAAACAAATAAGTCATGAATAAGAAAAATTGCTATTGTATTTACAATTCAAAAAATTGGGATAGTATTATTTCTGTAGGGATAGTATTATCAATGTATCCTGATAGTGAATTAATACCACTAAAGAATCCCGGTGCGCTTAAAATTGACAGAATCCACCCAAACAGCCGGATTTACGTTATTGGTTTGACACTAAACGCGGACCATATGGTGCTACTAAACAAAAAATGCTTTGTTTATTGGATGAACCGGTCCGCAATAAATTTCAGCGACATGCCACCAATAAAAGGTATAAGAAGCATTAACAGTTCTGTATGCATGTTGACATTTGAACATTTCTACGGGTTCAGTATCTTTCCAGAATCAATAAGACTTTTAAACTTGTATTTTCTGCGAGATAAAAAGCACGAACTATACGAATGTAAGGCAAAGCCATTTTACGAAGGTTTAAAGGCTTATAAGTTAAATCCAAGACAAGAGTTCATCCAGAAGCTGATAAGAGGAAGTGATAAGGATGAGGCTACTAAAAAGATAATTGATGAAGGTATTCTAATATTACAAAACGCAAGGCTGTTCTAATAGCCAATTAATATTACAAAACGCAACACATTGTTGCGTTTTTGTTTTTTAATGTGTAGATTTGTGTTGTGATTTAACTAACGGCAATTGCCATAAAATCAATAAAATGAGAAACAAATTAAAATTATTACTGGAAGAGTCTAATAAACTTAGGGCTATATTAGATGATAATATTGAGCAAATCAAGCTCTTAATGATAGATATCTATAAGGAAGATAATAATCTTACTGTAGGTGATAAAATACAGTTTAAAAATTACGGAACCGTCAAAGGGGCTGGTGTAATAACTGAGTTCATTCCATCTACATCCAATCTTAAAACATGCCCTCAAATCCAGCTATTAAAGAAGGATGGAACTTTAGGTAAAAGAAGCAGGATTATATTTGATTGGTACGAAATTGAAAAATTGAAAGACTAAAATATACACTTGCAGGATTTGCAAAAGCACAATTAGAAAAATAAACAAATGTCAAGCATCATTACAAATCACCAGGAAGATCAGGAAATTTCAGCTTTTGAGGCGTCCAGAAGAGCCAAAGAAGTAAAGCTAATTGAAATCAGTCAAGCTATTGATGATTTAAATCCAAACGACCAAAATACTGAGGATATTATTTGGTTGTGGGAAAACAGAAACAATATCCTGCAGTTAAAAAAATCTTTAAAAAAATTTTTACACGATTAAAAGTAATTTATATGTACACATGCAGTAAATGCGGATGCAAACAAACCGTAGAATTAGGCCGGTGCCCTTATTGTAAAACTTGGGGGTCACTCTCTAAAGATTACAAAGCACCAAAAGTAAGCAGGGAAAAAGCAATGTACTTAGACATTTGGAGTGAAAGATCTCACGTATCACAATTGACAGGTAAACGACTATTGCCGGAAGGGCATCCGCAATGGCACCACCAGTTTCTACATGTATTGTGTAAGAGCTTATATAAAAAATATAAGTTTAATAAACGAAACATACTTTTGGCCCTGCCCGAAGAACACACAAAGCAGGAATCATATCCGGCTTTCACAAAGAAACAGGAATTACTAAGAATTGAGTACAATCTCAAATTTCCTTCTTTAAAGAAAACAACTGCTTTAGGATACTCAAGTAAAAAGAAATATAACGATACAGAATAATGGAATTAACCCCTATTAATATACTAAGCCTATTTGACGGTGGAAGTTGTGGTCAAGTAGCTTTTAAAGAATCAAGGATACCTATTGGTAGGTATTTTGCAAGCGAAATAGATAAACACGCTATGGCGGTTACAATGAAAAACCACCCTAACACGATTCAGGTTGGTGATATAACTAAGCTTAAAGGTGGTGATTTTCCCATCATTGATTTTCTAATGGGTGGGAGTCCGTGCCAAGGTTTCAGTAGTAGCGGTAAGGGTTTGAATTTTGAGGATCCGCGAAGTAAGTTGTTCTTTGAATTTGTCCGTTTAAAAGAAGAATTGAAGCCTGAATATTGGTTTCTTGAAAATGTAAAACCAAAAAAACAAGAGTGGGCTGATATGATATCTAAATTATTGGGTGTTGATTATGTGGTCCTAAACAGCAGTAAAACGTCAGCTCAAAACCGGGTAAGGTATTATTGGGCTAATTTCAAAATAACACAGCCAATTGATCAGGGAATTAAGATTGAAGATGTATTAGAAGATGTTAAAATGATAGATCCTGCAGCAATCAGAGGTAGATATCTAAATAAAGCTACTATACTAGGAAGGAGAGTAAACAGCGATGGGAAAAGGGAAGATTATAACAAATCAATACCTATAACTCAGTGCTTAGAAGTTAGGCCGGTCAATAGGGATAAAAGCAATTGCCTTACAACGGTTGCTAAAGATACAGTCCTTACAACAATGCCAATAGGCAGACATCCAGATGCTTTTAATAAAAAACTACCATTCAGGTATTACACCAAAACAGAACGTTGCAGGTTTATGAATCTCCCAGATGATTATTGTGATTCAGTAAGCCTAAGTCAAGCCGTTAAAATAACCGGAAACGGTTGGGATGTAGGAATGATTAAACACATACTAAATTGTATGCTAATTCATAAGAATAGTAATAACAAATAATCAAATAGTTATGAGCAATTATTATAAAAGGTTTTGTCAGCTGCTTAAAGAGAAAGCTGAATATGACAAAAAAAAGGATGAATTACCTAAGAGGTATGATGTTATGGAGGAACCACCAATTGTTAATTTTACAATTAAACATTATCGATATGATGTTGTGTGTGGTTCCCAAACTGAAGAGCTGTTTACCCTAGATGATGAAGATTTATCGTATTTACACAATAAATACAAGGCAAAGCTAGAGGATGAAATGAATGCAGCAATAGATAGTATTAAATCATCTTATAAAGACATGCTATAATGATACTAAACTTCTTAAAGACTTTCATTGTAGATGGAAAGCGAAAACAAACCGATTTTGAAAAGAAAATCAAAACTGGTATAAAACTACATACAATCAGACACGATGCCTCACAGCGTTGGATAAGTGGGTGTACAATTCATTTTTCCACTGGTTCAAGAACTAATAACTACCATTGCTTTAAAATGGGCGAGTGTGTAAGTACTCAGCGAATAGTAATAAGAGGTAGAGAAATATGGGTAGATGGTAAAGAGTTTTTACTTGATGAAGTGGAATGGTTAGCAATTAATGATGGTTTTGAAAACATTGAAGATTTTTGGGCATGGTTTGATCAATATTCTCCTTTTGAAGGTAAAATAATTCATTGGACAAATTTAAAATATGATTATGAGCAATATTAAAGCAAGGTTAAGGAAAGCATTTGAGGCCGCTAGAACAAATACTGATTTTGAGGAATTTTATAATTCCCTTTCAGAGTCCGAAAAATGCAATCACGATTTTCAATATGATTATACTGAATCATATTGGTGTTGGTGTGGTAGAAATAATAAAGAGTTTTATAGAGCTAGGAACTACACTTGTGCAAAATGCGGTGAAGATCTGCTAAAAGAGGACCACGAAACCTGTTACAGCCAGGATACTCACCAGTTACCCCATTGGGCTAAAATGATTACTAAAAAAATTGCAGGATATGAAGATTAACCCGTATTATAAATTGATGGTGGATAGCTCTATTGATTTTCAAAAACATTTTAAGGATAAAGCCAAGGATGGACAAACTTGGAATCCTAGATTAATTTCTCTTGTGGAAATAGCCGAAAGTATAACTACGGCTACAAACAAACAGGCTCTTGTTTTTAAAACAGCAGTTCGGGTTTTTAATCATACAAACACGCAGATAGATCAGTGTGACATGGTTGTGGATGAATTTTGTCAGGAGCAAATGTATTTATCCTATATAATGTGGAACATGTTTGACCTGAAGTGGAACCGATTAATTTCCCAATGGATAAATAAAAATCATGGTGTAATACATCATTGCATTGAAAACCAAATAAATTTATACTGTATTTGTACAGATCCTGAAGAAAGCGCAAATATATTCAAAAAAGGAATAAGCCTATGTTTAGATGATTTTCTAACCAAAGATTTACCAACCGAAAACGGGGAACTTGATTTTAGGTGGTTTATTTGTAATCTTTCATTAATTAGTAATCAAAAATTATACGAGTACGAACCATTCCATAAGAGATGGAATAAAATAAATTAATCATGATAGGAATTTATGGCAGAATTGCCGATATAGTTGAGAACCTTACCCCAACTGACCACGGGTATTCAATTGAGTCAATCAGATCACAGCAGGAAGAAATTCACGCTATTGCTGATGAAATAAAAAAAGAGCATGGTGTGAATACGGATGCAAATATATTATTTAAAAATTCCGTGGAAAAAAAATCATTGGATGATAATGATGATAAAATAGTAAACGCAATGTCTCATTTAATCCAACGGACATCCTCTGTAGCCACAACAATACAAATAAAAGCTGCAGTAATTATTTGTATCCCTGTTATTTCTGACTACTTAAAAAAGTAATATGGTAACTTATCCGGAAACTTTAGATAAAATAAATAACGCTCAAAAAGTTGAATTAGCCAGATGGAGCCGGTTTTTAATTTTACCTTCAAATAAAGATGAAGAAGATAAAATAAATTTAATTCTAAAACGCTTTATGTCTTTAGGGGGATTCACTCCACAACTGAGTAAAAAGATTGGCTGGGACCCTCATTTACCATATAAATTTTGAGTAATGAAAAACAACACTTTAATTAAAGAAGTTAAATATACTTTAATAATTGCTTTTATTTGTTTAATAATTTACTTAGTAATTGAGGATAATACAGGTAATTTGAAGAGTAAGATTATAAGGGATCCCCAAAAGGAAGTAACAAAATAAATACTAAAGATATGATAAGAGGTCCATAAATAGAAGTCTATTGAGAAATACACACAGTAAGGTGTATCAATGAACAAACAAATCTGTTCAGAATATTTAAGGTTATTATTATTAAAACCCGGTTCATTGCCATTGAATCGGGTTTTTCTATGCTATTTCTATGCTATTTATTTCTGTAGAAAATAGCTTTTAAATTTCAATCAGAATCCAAAACACCTAAAATCCAAAACGCTTTTTGGGTAAAAATGTTTAAACGATAAGGTTTTACTAATTTAAAATGTATATGCCTACGGTAAGAATGTGATATGGGTAACTCAGGGGGATGGGTAAATATAATCAGATTTTTTGCCGCCCCTCATGGTTTGGTCTGATGTAAAATCATGTTCCTGCCTGGATCATTTGGGAGGTTCTTTAGAAGGGATCCTTTGGGAGGTCCTTTAGAAGGTCCTTTAGAAGGGATCCTTTGGGAGGTCCTTTAGAAGGTCCTTTATAAGGGATGTTTTGTTAAAAGTAATCGTAAGCCCTACGAAGATAATGCATATGTAGTAAGTAATGTAATTATATACTCCTTTTAAAAAGGATCCTTCAACCCGTGCAAATTCAGTGTATTGAATGTTTTTTTTCATTTTTTTTGAAAAACAATTTGTTTTTTAGAAAAATATACATTTAATTTGTGTCAGATTACAACAAGTAACTTTTAAATATATAAAAATGAGAAAATCTAACGAAGTGTTAACCGATTTGTTGAAAATAATTAAAGGCTCTGCACTAGCAGATTTGGCTAATATTAACCAGGCTAGGGTTAGCCAAATGAAAAATGATTCTGCTGATGTGAATCGATTAGTTAATCTAAGGAAGATAAAAAAAGGCCTTGATATAATTAATTCTAAAACAGCGGTAATCGCTGAAGAAATTAATTCTATAATTGCTTTAGGCCTTGAAAAGGAAAATGAGTATAAAAAAAACATTTAAACAAAAACAATGGTAACATTAATTTATAAAACAGATAACTGGCACAGAAACACAGGGTTTTTCTGGTGAAAGAGAGTACCAACTTGAATACGTTTCTCCAAATGAATTAATTTAAAAAAATAAAAAATATGGCTAAGAAAAAATATACACCAAGTCCAGCAGCGCAAGCAAGAAGGGCAGCGCTTTCTTTAAGATCTCAGGAAGCTAAGGCATTACGGGAAAAATTAATACAGGATGCGGCAACCCCTGAATTAATGGAGAGATACAGCATGATGGGGGTAAATGACATTTTAATAGAATTCTTTTACAAAATTCAGGATCAAGAGCGCAAACCGGCCGCGATTTGGAAAAAAGAAGGTTTTAAAATTAAAGCCGGATCTAAAGGTTTTACAATCTGGGGGGCACCTAGAAAGGTTAAGGAAGCGGAAAAAGAAGTGGAACCCAACACCGAAAAAGAAGAGCAGCGGAAATATAAGCTATTCCCTATGTGTATTTTGTTTTGTAAAAATCAAGTCGAAACATGGGAAGATTACAAGCAAAATAAGAGCGAAAAAACTGAGATTTCAACAGAAAAAATTAGTGTTGATAAGGTTGATTCTTTTCCTGCAGTAGTTAAAAACGAGGCGTTTATTGTTCCTCTCGCAGAACAGGGAACCGACATATTAGGAAATTCAAATTTTTTCAAAGCTTTTAAATAAAAAAAACATGTTCAATAGAGACTTTTACCCAACCCCTGAAAATGTAATAGATACAATGTTTTTTGGAATTTCTTTTAATAATAAAAATGTGTTGGAGCCACAAGGGGGGAAAGCCAACATAATTAAACGCTTAAAGTTAGAAGGTGCACGGGTTACGTCCTGCGAAATAAATACAGATTTAGCGGCCATTTGTGCCGCTGAATCTGATGTTTTTTTAAAACCTGATTTTTTAAGAGTTACAAAAGAAGAAGTGGCTCATATGGATTATATTTTTATGAATCCACCTTTTAGTAACGAAGAGAAGCACATTTTACATGCTTGGGAAATAGCACCCGATAATTGCAAAATAATCTCTCTGTGTAACGCTTCTATTTGTGAATTTCGAAATACTAGAATTAAAAGAAAAGTTAATTCTATAATTGAAAAAAATGGGACCTTTGAAAATTTAGGAAATGTTTTTAAAAACGCTGAAAGAACCACTAACGCAGAAATAGGGTTAATTAAACTAAATAAGCCCTTTGAAGATGAAAAAATATTTGATTCCTATTTTGATTTAGATGAGTGTTTTGAGGACTCCCAGCCTGGTCTTATGAATACAGATGACATCTTAAACGTTGTAAGTAGGTATGTTGGAGCGGTTAAGATGTTTAGCGAAGTTGAAGAAAAAAATAAAATAATGGAGGACCTAATTACTCCAATTGGTTCCGGAAATTTTCATTTTGGATGTGTTAAAAGGTCTAGTAGTTACTCTAGTGATATAACTAAAGAGGATTTTAAAATTGAACTGCAAAAAACAGCTTGGAAAACGATAATTAACAAGCTGAATATGAATAGGTTTGTAACTTATAACGTAATTCAGGAAATTAATAAATTTATCGAACAGCAAATAAAAGTACCCTTTACTCGAAATAACATCTACAAAATGATTGATATGATTATTCAGACTCACCCTGCCCGAATGAGTAAGGTAATTGTAGAGGCATTTGATAATGTGACGATGAGATGTAAGGAAAATAGGTACTGCAATGAAGGTTGGAAAACAAATTCTGAGTACGTTGTCAACAAAAAATTTATAATTCCCTCTATGGTTAAAGAAGGCTACAATAATGATATGCAAAGTTCTAGCTATTCAGACAACGGGCATATGGATGATCTAAATAAGGCTCTGTGTTGGCTTACGGGTACTGATTTTGCAAAAAATGAAAGCTTTTATTCTTTTATGTGCAACAATGTAAAAATAAATGAATATCACGCAAAAAGCCGATACAGAGAATTCAACACTTGGTACGACTGGGGTTTTTTTAAGCTTAAGGGGTTTAAAAAAGGCACCATTCATGTAATTTTTAAAGATGATAAGGTACATGAATTATTTAATAGGGAGGCCGCAAAAGCAAAAGGGTTTAATTTAGCATCAAAATTCACCTCAGATTTCAGACAAAAAACGTCAGGCGTTGAAGTTTATTAAAAAAAATAATTATTCTTAAAACCCCTTTAAACAAGGGGTTTTTTTATGACTAAACACCTGAAAAGAAAGATTATTTTCAATTATTTTGAAGAAAGATTTGCATGGTAAAAAAATAATACTTTACTTTGAGGTATTCAAAACAAAAAAAACTAAAGAAATGACGACAATTGAAATTAAAAAAGAAGTAGTGATTAAATTACAAGAAGTGTTAGATTTAAATGTAAAAACAAATGAGGCGTTAGAATCTATTTTGCAGGATTACATTAATTTTATAGAGAATAATGTCCCTTCTGAATTTAGATTTCATTTTGGAATTGGAAAAACCGCAACACACCAGCAATTTGGTAGTCATTTCGGATTTGAAAGCGAAAATGAAGAAGGGTATTCTATATACAGAACTGCAGGTTCAGGTTACTGTATAGGGAATGATTTTAACGCGCGTGTTAAGGGTTCAAATTATTCTCAAATGCTTGAATTTTCTGTTAAAATCCCTAATTTGTTAAATAAAGGGATATTGAAATTACAGGAAAACACACAAGAATCTAATTCTATCGCGGACAAATTGAAAAATTTATTTTAAAAAAAACGGGCGTGCTCTTAAATGAACTATTAAAGCAAGTTAGTCGAATGTAAGGGAGTACATATAGAGGTTAGGATTTGGGGAGCCTCTTTTTTTATTAACTTTTTAAAAAAACAAAACAGATGGAAAACAGGAAATACGTTAATCGAGGAGTATCTAATTATACTAATTCTTCTAAAAAATCAGGGAAAACAATCTTAATTGCAGGCTGGTTACTAACTATTTTGTTAGACATTGTATGTATTAACGCTTTAGCTCAAGAATCTCATTTTTCAACATTCTGTATCATTTCTATGTATCCGCTTTCGATCACGGCCACAATGTTATTAATTACAGCTGTTGTTTTCGATTTAAAAAACACACTAAAAGAGTTTTTCAGCTCTTTAATTAGATAGCGTATATTAATCAAACACGGGTAATTAACTTCAAAAAAAACAAACGTAATGAATGCAAGACAAGCAATAGAGGAGAATAATTTAAAAATAAGACAATTGGTTGACTCTTCTAAAGAAATGGCTACAAGGCTAAGCAAACCAGTAACGGAAGTAATTAATTTTAAAGTAGATTCTTCCATTTCCTTTGCTAAAAATGAAACTGAAAAGGCTGCTTTGGAAGCTAGAAGAAAATCAGCATTATTAATAGCAAATAATAAATGATTTTATTGAAAACTAAAATTTTCACCATAAAAAAGCCTTATTCACACCAGAATAAGGCTTTTTCTTGTGCTTAACTCTCTTAGAATCAAATATTCTGAGCTAATACGTACAATTATACTAATTCACTCTTTTAATTCATCTATACGATTATTTATTTGCTCAAAACCACCTTTTATTAAAGATATCATTTTCTTTTCTTCAGAATCCTGATAGCTATCATTGTCAATGTTCATAACTAGATCCTGAATTTCTTCTTTTGTTACTCCTATGTATCTAAGTGTTATAGACACATCAGAGTGATTGAACATTTGACAAATGTAGATTAATACATTACTCTTATTATCCGCTATATCATATAACCTACGGGCAAAAGTCTTTCTTAATGTGTGTGTACTTACATCGTAAGTGTCCGACACCCCTGCAGCCTTACAGTACTTTTTAAAGTCGATAGCAACAACTTGCGAACTAATATCTATATCTTTATTAGTTTTAGCACCAAAAAGCCTGCCCTTAGGCAACGATGTTATAATTATATTACATTCCTTAAGCAGATCATAAAAGCCAGGCGGAAACGGCCTAAGTTCGATTTTGCCGGTTTTTTTAGCTCTTATCTTAAACCCGTGCCTGATTATATTAGTCCTGTTAATTTTTAGAATGTCGCTAAATCTTAGGCCAGAATAAAATCCTACACAAAACAATAACCCTATTTCCTTATCTTCCTTCGCTGCTGCAATACATACCAGTTTTGCAAGGCTCCATGGAATTGGATCCTTTCCGCCCAAATTACTTCGCCCAACCTTTTTTTTAATAGTTGTATTCTCAGCATTTTCGTGCAACTCTTTTTTTAAATATTTCAGATGTGAACTCATAACTTACTTATTTTCGCTAAACGATACTTAATAGGTCAAAATTAATGCTTTTTAATGTTTTCAACAAATCAACCGCAACACCAACAAACAAGAGGTATACAAGACAGATTCATTAATATTATCCGTGAATGCGAAAAATAGGCCAAAATGACCGTTTTTGCGACATTATACGCTAATGTAGATACGTTAATATCAAATAGATGTTAAATAGCCATAATCGAATACATAATGAAAGCCCCTGAAACAGCACTAAATTGTTAAGCAGGCGTTTCCACCGCCCAAAAATGTTAAATAGATTCCTTATTTTGTTTTGACAGATTGGCAGTCGCGTTTAAAACGCTACACGTGCAGGCGTTTCCGCTCATGGACCTACATGTGAATAGGCATAGGTCTAACGCTTTCCATACATACAACGCGCTGATACACTTTACTTTAGCATAGTGTACATGTTTTGAAACGAAGATACCAGTCTATGTACATTACCCGTAACGCTAACGCTATCAACGCCTTTAACAGGCAGGAAAATAAGCTTTTAAGGTATTAGGGCTAATTTATGTAAATACAGGTGTTTAAAGACCCACACCGGTTAGCACTTTTCAATTTTCCTAGCGTAAACGTGGGTACTATCCTTATCATTAAGTGCTTAAGTGTCTACATTCCCTGCAAAAAATAGGATGTTCAGAGGGGCAAAGTAATCAGTATATTTCAATAGCCATAAACATAACTTGGAAATTAAGCATATTTAACACCTTTTTTTATTGTTGATTAGGCTGTTTTCCAAATTGCCCGTATCCGTACATGTTTGTACTGTTGCATTTTATGACTCCCTAAAAATAACGCGACAAAAAATAGGGGTAAATTTAACGTTCTTATAGTAAAATTACATAGTTCAGCACTTTGTTCTATTTCGCTGAGTTGAACCATAAGACCTACTTATTGTTAATTTATGGCGTTTCAATAGTATTAACTTCATTAAAAAAAGCTTGTTTTTTAAATATAGGTTTCCTACCTTTGTACATGAGAGGTGTAGAGGATTGATTTTACATGGGTATATTATGAGGTTTTTTGCCCGTGTCAGTCTATAATTACAAGGTTGGTGTATTATGCGTTTTCCTTTAGAAAGTGGTGTTTTATGGCGTTTCATTTAACCACTTTTAAACTTTTCGCTTCGTAAACAATTAGTAACAAGTAAAATACAAAAAGCATGAAGAACAAAATTATTAACTACGTGGCCTATATTCGGGTGTCTGCTCCGAGACAGGGCCAAACAGGGCTTGGATTGGCTGATCAGCAACAAAAAATTGAAGAATTCATAAAAAACCGTAATGGGTTGCTAATCAGAATATTTATAGAGGTTGAGACAGGAACAAATAAGAGGAGAATGCCTGAATTATGTAAAGCTTTAGAATTGTGTAAACATAATAACTCTACCCTAATCGTCTCTAGGCTAAATAGGTTAAGTCGTAACTTTCATTTCCTATCGCTAATTTTAGACTCACCACAAAATGTTGTCTTTTGTGACCAACCAGATGCCAATAAGACTGTACTTCAGATCATGGCCGCAATAGCAGAGCAAGAAGTAAACAACATTCAAACATCTACAAAAGCTGCTATTCAGCAATCAATAGCCCGTAGATCGGTTAAGATTTCGGCATTACAAAAACAACTAGACGTGTTAAATAAAAATCAGTGTATTTCGGCTGAAAATAAAAAAGATATAAAAAGGATCCTGAGTGAAATTGAAAATTTGACGTGGGGGAACAAAAAATACCTAACTGACTCCGGAAGAAAGGCCGGTACAAGATCCTTAGTTAAAAAATCATTGGATGATCCTAATAATAAAAAAGCTTTCGTGGTGATCAATCTAATGAAGAATCAAAAAAAATCCCTGCGCTTTATCGCTAATACTTTAAATGATGGGGGGTACCGCACTTCTTCTGGAAGCAAGTATTATGCATCAACTGTAAAATCAATAGCTGATCGGTATAAAAACAATCCAAATTACAAGGTTCTTATTGACTGAATATCAATATTTTCAAAAAAAGGTTTCGGCAAATGTGGTTTTTTTTAAAAAAACATTGTGAAAATTAAAAAGATTATTTCTATATTTGTCGTATTGAAAGATTAGAGATACAGATCTAAAGATTAAAAATATTAAAACTCTTATGAGTTTATAGAACCTGATAGCAATCTGTATCCACGCAAGTGGCCTGTTATCAGGTTCTTCTCATTTAATCTATGTGTGTTAAATGAAAAGCACCCGAAAAAAATCATTAGAATCTGAGAAAAAGAAACATGTAACGAATGTTGCATAAATTTTTCCAGTTAAATCAATTGAAGGATTTGAACTTATTTTCCTAATTGAGCCATGAAACGAGAGAGCGAGATGACAAGCAGTTTTGGTAGGATAATTATAACAAATCTTTTTTCGGGGTAAGGGGTTTGTTATAACTTATTTTATCAGACCAATCACTCCTGAAACTTCAATTCTAAGCAGTAAAACAATACGTAACCAAAAGAAGATTATTATTTGTTATTAATCGCAGCTTACATGTTGTTAATTTATTGGCGTAATTCGCCTTTTTTTATCTTAAATTAGTTAAACTATTTAAATAACATTTAAAACATTTTAAAATGAGCAAAAAAATTAAAAATGGGCCTGTGGATCCTAAATATTGTTTCACAAGGTCAGAGTATGCCAGGGGTAACGATATATTTCCTAGTGTAGTTACCAAAATGGCTAATGATGGAGATTTAACCATAGTCCTGATTAATGGGGCAGATCTTATCTATTGTGAAAAGACCACTGGAGTATTAGGTGGACTTAAAGCAAGAAAAGGTAAAAAAATAAATTTAGATAAATCCAAGACCAACGAGGAGGTAAGAAAAATCTGTAATTGGTTCACTAATACAATGCGACCAAAAGCAAAGGCATCATTGACGGATGCAGACAAAGTGAAATGGATTGATACTATAGAGAAATGCCGTTCTATAGATAAATTTTCATATGAGGAAATTTTCAATATCGTAAAATGGGCTAGAACAGACTGGTTTTGGAGTAAGCAATTTAATTCTCTTTTGAAATTGAGATCAAAAGGCCAAAATCAAAGCCTTACATACATTTTTAGATGGGAAGAAGAAATATCAGGTCATGTAGGTAAAACGCAATCACCAGATGAAAAAGAAGATAGTGATTTTTAAAATAAATAAATGAGCACTGATAAAATTCAAATATTAAACAGACCATATTTTCCTGGATTACCATCCAAAGAATTCGGTGATGTTTTTATTCATTTTGCAAACAAATGGGTAAGAAAGGATAAACCAATGTCTGTATTTGAACTTGATCCAAGAACTGAAATCCCTGTAAATAACAACCGTTATATAATAAACCAATTATATTATTATTTCGTTGGGAGTGATAAATTCAAAGGAGATTTTGAAAATCAGGATGGAGATTTAAACAAAGGCATCCTACTTATTGGTAAAATCGGACCGGGGAAAACCGTATTAATGAAATCATTCATTGATTTATGGAATTACTATGTTCATAAATACAGTAATTCTCCAATTCTCCAACCGGATAATCAGAATCGGATTAAACAAATAACAGCGCATAATTTATTTAATAGGTCTTTAAGTTTAAAAACCACGGCAGAAAGAGAGTGGTTAAATAAATTACTTTCGTCAATTCTTTACATTGATGATTTAGGTAAGGAAGAAGAATCCGCAAATGATTTTGGAACCAAAAAAAAACCATTATCACAAGCTTTAACTTTTCGTTATGAAAATGGCAAACTAACGTTTGCTACTGGAAATTACAGTATAGATAAAACATATTCAAAAATTTATGGAAAAGCTGTTGCAGATAGAATGGTACAAATGTTTAATGTCATCCGTATTGATGGTGAAAGCAGAAGATAAATGACAGATATAAACTTAGATTACGGGCACATTCCCCCACAGGTATTAGAATATGAAGAGGCGGTAATAGGTAATTGTCTGCTGTATGAAAAGGCTATATTGTCTTGCATGCAGATACTGGATAACCCTGATTTTTTCTACAAAGATGCGCACCGGATAATATGGAAAGCGTTGTTAGATCTAACTAAAAAGGGTGTTAAGATTGATATTTTAGTCTTAACTCAGTATTTGACCGACAATAAAAACATTGCTGATGTTGGCGGGCCTTTTTATGTTGCTCAATTAACAAATAGAGGATCATCCGGTCAATCCGTAACCCTCATGTGCAATGAGATTAAAGCAAGATTTATTCTTCGGCACGGTATAAATTTCGCTAATAATCTTCAAAAGGAATCTTTTGCAGGGATTACTATCGATGAGTACATGAAGATTATGCAGGATCATTTACTTGAGTCATCAAAAATGATCTATGGAGGAGAACAAAAAGTAAGAGACATTTCCAATATAATGGATTCGTGTGCTAAAGAGCTTACTGCACGGATGGAAAAGGGGCGTTCTGGTGAAATAACAGGAATTCCAACCGGATCAAAAGGTTTAGATAAAGCCACTGATGGATGGCGTAATAGTGATTTAATTGTAATTGCAGCAAGACCAGGAGGTGGTAAAACTGCTTTATTAATAAAAATGGCTATGGCGGCAACCAATGCAGGTAAATATGTAGATATATTTTCTTTGGAAATGGTTAGTGAAAGGCTTGGGGATCGTATGATAGTAGCCCATTCAGGCGTTAATGCATGGAGATTCAAAACAGGAACATTAGAGGACCATGAGTTAACAGTTGTTACAAATAGTATTGGAGTACTTGGTAACAACACTAAACTAAGGATCGATGATGATACAGAAGTTACCCTTTCTAAAATAAGATCAAAATGTCTTCTTCGTAAATCAGAGGGTAAATTAGGCATGGTTGCAATTGATTACTTACAGTTAATCGATGCGGAAGAGGGAGGAAGTAGAGAGAGGGAGGTTGCTATTTTAGCAAGGGGATTGAAGTTACTTGCTAAGGAATTGGATATTCCATTCATATTATTGGCTCAATTAAATAGGGGGCTTGAACAAAGAACTGGTGATGCTAAGAGACCTATTTTATCTGATCTTCGAGAGTCAGGAGCAATAGAGCAAGATGCAGATATGGTGGTGTTTATCCATAGACCCGATATGTATGGAATAACAGAGGATTCAGAGGGTAATAGTCTTGTAAATATTGTTCAGCTTATAATTGCCAAATTTAGAGATGGTAGTCCGGGGGATGTTACTTTACGTCACAATGGTTCAATGACAGAAATGTTCGATGTTGACGACTATGACTACGAGGCAACGGATAAAGGTAAGGTGGCCGGACATATGGATAGAATGCTTTCTCCAGAATCTAGGATATTAGAAGGTTTTGATAATAATGAAGATTTTCTAAAACCCACAGATGATGACACACCACCTTTTTAAAACATATTCATTATGAGTGAATTACAAGATAGAATAAAATCTTTCGATGATGAAATACAAAATGACAAACTACTTTTTAAGATTGTAGAATATTTACTCATAGTTCTTCCTATCGATAAACGTATGAGTATTGACAAGGTGAAAAACAAAGAAAAGTTTGAAGAGGCCCTTGATCACATATCAAAAACAAATAGAGATAGGCTTATTGGTAGGTGTATTCATTGTGACGGTACCCATTTTTGGAAGGTTAAATGCCTCAAAATGGATTTAGATGCAGTAAGCATAGTTATAACAATTAAAGCAAAATAGTAATGGGTAGAGCAGCATTAAGACAGGCAGAAAATGCAAACAAGAACAATTCGTCAGTAGAGAAGTTGAATAAACTTAAAGAAAGTGGCATAGACCCCACCGTATTAGCAATGAATATATCTATAATCTGTTTTCTTTCGGATATGATAGAGGGTAGGGTGTCATATATGGCTGAGATGCTTAACAAAACAGGGAATTTCGCCTTGCAAAAAGATCTTCATGCAAAAGAGATTAACCGACATTCAAAGTTTATGAGGAAAGAGGCAACGCGTAATTTCACTTCAAAGCAATTCGATTTACTGGCTGATAGTAGTGATTTCTTGAATGATTTAATTGAATTATGTAGGAATGCTGATGAAGATGAGCAATTAAAGATTGTTTCGTCAATTAAAATGATTATCAAATCAAAAAAAATATAGTAATGAAAGTAATTTATTTAAATTCAAAAGGTGTTAATGCAGCACCCTATTTCAATTCATTAATTGGTTTAACTGCAGAATTTAAGATTTCGCAAGTTGTGATAAAAATCACTCCTGAACAAATGGTCAATATGGTTGAGTTTTTAAGTGGTTCCCCATTAACAATGGCTAATCCGCACCCGGATGATCAAGTTGAAACAGAAAATGTAGGAATGGCAATAACAACACTTGTTAATGGTGGTGAAAGGGTTATGATAGCATTCCTAACAGAAGATCTGGAAGATAAAGAGGTTACAACAAAAACAATTTCGTTTATTTACGACAAAAACCTACCAAATGTCAAAGGATAAGGATAAGATAATTGAGGATTTGAAGTTTCGGATTAAAATACAATCTCGTGTAATAGATAGCCAATGTGGAGATTTAAAAAAATCACTTGAGGATTTAAAGGCTGAGTTTAATGAGTATAAAAACAAGAGCCTTATTCAAAAAATAATTTCACATTTTAAAGACCTAAAGAATAAATAATTAAATGTAATTAATAACAAAAGCAATGGACAGGTATTTCGTGAAAATAGGAGGTGAAGAGGACGGGTTTAAGCTCAACACACCTTACAAGTATAAACAACCTCATCCTAATGATGAAGAGTTGATAAGTTTAGAGTATGGTAATGACAGGGGAGAGTGTGATTACGTATCTTTAAGTGATTACATAGAGGTTTTCCCAATCTCTATGTATGGTACTGAACCCGTGTTTCATAATGATGAATCGATTAATAACATCTTAGATAAGGTGGATTTCATTAAACAAACGATAGTCAACAACCTGCAATCAAAAAAGATTGTTAGGTGTATTGACAGTCTTCGTAGTGGTCCATATAAATACAAGAAAGATGGTATTTACAGTATTGAGGAATCTATATTCGAGGAATTAAACTTTGAGGAACAGGAGGACTATAGTATGACAGCAGAGTTTAATGATCATATTTTCATTGAGGTTTTTGTATCGAGTAATTCTTTAAAAAATAGGTTTTTTGAAAAGACTTCGCCTCATCGCAAAGAATATCTTAAACGTAACATATATACCAATCCTAAACATTCCCCTAAACATTGCCTTGGTATTGATAAGTTAATGTACATGATAGCAGAGTGTCATGAGTAAGTGTCATTACGTAAAGGATCCTGAAAACGGTGATATGGTCCTCATCCCCGGATGTATGAGTGTGGCTGTTCATGGTAGTATTGATTTCTGTGTGTGTAGTCCTTACATCATTCCTGAAACTAAAGAAAAGTTAAAGGAGAGAATATTCAAGTTAGAGAGTGAAAATGAACAATTAAAAAAGCAGTTAAATGAAAACAAATCAGAATTTATTAAGAAAAATGGGTGATTTTAATATCACTCAAAGAACAAAAGACGGGTTTTTTAACGCTACTGATCTTTTAAAACAGTGGAATAAAAAAGAGAAATCAGGTAAGGAGGTAAAGCATTTTTTACACACTGATAATCAGTATGTTATATAAACGGGAATTCCCGTTTTCATCGCATAAACAACACAAACACAGATTGTTGTAATTTGCAATATATTAACATGCAATTTACATTAATGGTTTTTATTGTGAAAATAAAAACATACCTTTATAGGATGAAAACAAATGTAGTAGTTAGTAGTTCAGACAGGGAGTTGTTTGGAATTACAATAAGACAAGAAAGTTTTACTGGAATGCTAAATGTAACAGATTTGCAGGAAGCATATACACGAGCTAGGATTGAAAACGGTTGGTGTGATAAAAGAATTTCAGATATTGTCACGAATAAAGTGAACCTAGAAAGGTTTTACTATATATCCAAGGAACAGAATTTGACAAAGAACAGCCTTGATACGTTCATGCAGGAATCTGAAAGTATTACCCCAACTAAACTATTAAAAAAATATAATCTTTACGTAACCAAGGGAGCACGTAAAAACACATCGGTATGGGCTAATCCTTACGTATGGGTTCTTATAGCAATGGAGTTGAATCCTGTATTGTACGCTAAGGTTGTTGTATGGCTTGCAGACAAGCTTATCATTAATAGAATTGAAGCAGGTAACTTCTATAAGGAATTATCTATTTCAATGAGAAATAATTTCAAGGACGTTGATTACTGTAAATCTGCCAAAGCTTTGAATTACGTTATATTTAACAAGCATGCGACTGCTATTAGGAATGAAGCCTCTGAAGATCAATTAAAAAAATTACATGAATTAGAAAAGCTGACGACCTCTCTAATTGACATGGGATACATTAAAACTCAAGATGAAATGTTGATAGTTTTGCGCAAAGAATGGCACAGAAGACACGGTAAAGCCTTAAAGGAATTAAAATAAACAATTAAAAAATCAGTTAAATGAGAGCAATTGAATTAAAGAAGATTTTGGATACAGATTTTGTAGTGTCATATAATGACACATACATACAGGTTGAGAGTGTTGTGTTTCATGATTGTGTGAGATATGATATCGAGTCAAAGAAGATAACTTCCCTCTTAAGCCCATATTCAAGAGAATCTAATTACGTAGAAAACCTTGGGATTAGAAGAGAGATACATCTAATTTCTAAGAAGTTAGAAGAGTTATCCTCATCGGGAGAGCTTGACATTCTTATTAGCAAGAACGATATTATTAAGAATGCAAAACCGGTATGGTATGAGAAGAATGGGATTATAATCAAAAGTTATTGTGCTCATTACGGGTGGCCTAATACAACACATGATGGTTACATGATGTATAATGAGAGTCATTTCAAAACAAAGCGTGAAGCTCTTGATAAAGCCATAGGCAAAATTAATAGACAGATAAAGAGACTTGATTCTACCATAGAAGAAAAAATAAATTCTTTGTCCGAAGAAAGAAGGAAAAGGGCTATCCATAAAACCAACCTGAATAAGTTCAATAAAATGAAGGAAAGGGATTTGGATGACTAAAGAGGAAGCAGATGAAAAATTCCACAGCATGCCAGAAGAACGGCTGAAAGAAATAATCCGGTTTTTCTGTGAAAATAGCGGTTATGGTATTACCATCCCTTTAATGATGGCTCAATTCAATTTAAATTTCAGGAGAGCCGGACGTGCTTTAATTCAGATAAAGGAATTATTGGAGTGTAAAAGTGAGCTTATTGAACTTCAGCGCAAGAATAAGAAGTTATTGCTTAGTATCAGTAGGATTAATAAGCAACTTAAATATTACCAGAGCAATCCTAATAAAGGACTTGCTAAACAAAAATTAATAGAGAAAAATGAAAAATTTAAATTACGGTGAAGCTATTGAAGCTTTAAAGAGAGGTGAGATTATTGCCAGAACTGGTTGGAACAAGAGTGGAATGTTTGTTTTCAGACAAATCCCTACTGAAATTCCTTTGGAGATCATTCCAAAAATGCAAAGTGTTCCTGCACCTGCTAAAGAACACATGTTAAAATTAGAGACTACCCTAAAGTACTCTAACCAAATGGCCTTGGTTCAACCTGACGGCCGTGTAGATTCATGGGTAGCTAGTAGTTCTGATACATTTGCAGAGGATTGGTTTGTTGTGGATGCAAAGGAAGAAACTTCGATGGACAGTCTTGTGGTTGAAGAACATGATTTGTCTTTAAAAATCGACTTTATTACCGATTTTATCGGTAGTGATAATTTTAAAGCTATTAGCAACACTCAGCAGGATCTACTAAAAAAGCAATTAAACGGCATGGAATATTATGCGAATACTCTTGCTGAAAGAATTGAGGATTTAGAATAATGTTATAACTTTGAAATGCACTTATTCTTCAATTTGGTTTATGGGGTTTGTTATCGCTTTCATTCCCCTTAAGCCCTTTGGAGATTGGTGTATTTTTTTACGGTAAAAGATGGAAGAGCAAAATAAGAAAAATGTTTCTGATAACTTAAACGATTACGTGGTGTTTACATATATGGGGGTTAATCTTAGTTGCACCAAATACAATTACTCTCAATGGCTTAAGCTTTCATTTTTTGAGAAGGTGAGATATGTATTACTTACGGTTGGAGATCTGCGGATTTTCAGGCGTTGTTCCTACTATGTTATCAAAGGTAAAAAGTATTTAATTTATAAAGACAATAAGTATGCACGACTCTGATTATAAATTTGAGGATGATACGTTAATTACCCGTATTGATGATATAATGTCAATAAAAACGGGGTTTAATATGATCCTTGTTAAAACCATTCTTGACACAAGGAAGTCTGGTAGTATTCATATCCAAAGCTTCGATAAATCCGAGTCCTCTAATAGGATAGTTGAGGTTATAAAAGTCCCTACTGTATTTGGATGTATTGGTGACGGTGTTCAGGATAAGCATTTAGAGACTATAAGGTGGAGTACTGAGATGCAATTACAAGTTGGGGATATCGCATGGGTTAGCCCGGAGGCAGTTATTATAGATAACAATATTGATTCAAAGGTTTATATCTGTGATGGTGAAAGATACTTCCTAGTTAATTACGCTAAGTTCATTGTGGCTAAAAGACCATTTAACCCTTTGTATAGTGGCTTTGATTTTGGTGAGGATATCATTTGTTTGAATGGTTATATTCTCATTAAAGAATTGTTTGAAACACAAGGGTTTCAATCATTCAGCAAAGAAGTTCCCACGGGATTTGGAGAAGTTATTCATTCTGGTAGGCCTAATGATTACTACGATATCGACTCTTATTCGGATTGTATTAATATTCATCCTGGTATATACGTAGAACTTCCAAAGCATATTATCAGGTTAGAGGATTCAAAGTACCTTCAGTTCGATGGTAAAACCAATTTTATTATTTGTCAAAGAAAAAACATAGATTGTTCAAGTAAAAATAAAAACATGAGTTTACAAGACATTAACATTTCACCAGCTCAACTGTATGTAGAGCCAATCACCAACGAAACAACTAGCGGTGGTATTATTATTCCTATTTCAGCAGAAAGAGGGAACATAGGTATTGTTCGTAAGATCGGTGCCGGTATTAATCTTAGCGACTACAAAGGTCTTGAAATAGGATCAGAGGTGTCTTATAGCATCCATTCCAAAGAGATAGATTTTGAGGGGAAGACCTACAGGAAGGTCCCTGTTAATTCCCTTGACTGGTGGAAGACTCCTACCGTAAAAGAGGAGGTATAGTATGGAATGGATTGACGGGGATTTTGCATCCATGAAGTACAATGTCTGGAAAAATAAAAGTAAAAACTTAATTAAGTCATTTCCGGACTTTAAGGACCATCCAGACATATTTGGGTTGTCGGTTGGGGATCTGGATAAGGAAAAGGTTATACGATATATTTGTTTAGCTTACGATAAAGGCAGTCCGCTTCCTGATAAGATTGAAAATATCTTGATGATGAAAATGGAGGCTGCTACATTGGCAGGGTTCAGGAAAAGTGCCGGTGGGGCATTTAGAGAGGATGTTGATGAAATGATAGTTGGAGGAAATAAAACCATTAACCATATGGTGATAAGATTCCTATCATTCTTTCATGATCTTGACTTTGCAACCCTCAGGATGTATAAAGTAAAACATTTTGAGTTGCTTCAAAAATTCGGGGAAGAGTCAGACCCTAAATCTATGGAAAATATAATGAAGACCATTAATACTATGGCCGATACGGTGGATACTATAAAGGCTAAAATCTTCTATCCTACTGAAACAAAGCAACTTATACATGATTTCTACGAACAGGCCACTTTTGAGGAATTGGAATTAACTCCTGAACACATTGCCGAAAGGCTTGCTTCAGGAAAACCCATTTCTAATGATCCTCCATATGGTGAAGATTATCAGGTGGAAAAGTATAGCGAACAAGATTTATTGAAAAAATAAGTAAGATAAAGTAGTATTATTATAAAAGTTTTCATACATTTGTGTTGTTGTATTGGGTATGCGACAATCATAGTTTTAGGTGGATAGTTTGATTAGAGGGGTGGGGTTTATTGATTTTCTGTCATTTTGGGTTTTCCCACTCCTCTGATTTTTTTAAAGGTGTTGTTTTAGATAAAGTCTATACCCATAAGACTGTGTATTCGTTTACACTTCCTTTACTGTTTTTTTGCATGTGCCACTATCGATATTTCAGACCACAATATCTGGCGAGAATGGTTTTTTTGAATGAGTTAGGTGGGGTTTTCTCCACCTACACAGGGGTTAGGTTGACAGGGTTTCCATATTTCCCCATGTTCACTAGGTACCGTTATTTACTGGTTTATGACGGGTGGTTCAATTCCACGACTCCTACTAAACATTATTCATTTTTTTTAACTAAAACTTTTTATTATGCACAAAGTAGAAAAAGTGCTATTCCCAAACATGCCCGAAGAAGAAAGGGCAGAGTATATTCAGGATCGGTGCTATTCATTTAAAGAGGACCAAACTTATACACGCCCATTGGCCGATGATGAGTTAGTTGTTGCTAAATCTGAGTTCTTTAAGAAATCACATGAACTATCAGTGAAACAAAGAGCACACAAGAAAATCACCAAGCTTCATAATACTGAATGCAAGGCGATTAAAACCGATATCTCTGATAGAATGACAGAGATTGAATTCTCTCAAAAAACCGTGGTTGGTATTGTTTTTGAAATTGCCAACTATGAAAGTTTAATGATGGATATGTATGACCAGGTAGGCTATTACATAAGCTCTCGACCATTAGAGGCACACGAGATGCAAAAAAATGTTTTTCAAGAATCAAAAGATAGGGAGATTTCATAATGGAAGGAATTAAATTAGTATTAGCAGAGGAGCAAAAGGAATTGGTGGTAAGAGAAGGAAATGCGCTACCAGTAAAAGAACCTGTTAAAATTTCCATACTTGGGATTATCTCAACGGTAACAACGTTTATTAAATATAGACTTAATGTTATTACACCCATGGTTGACACGTGTCATATTCTTGTTAACAGGGTGAAAATGACTATCAGTCTTGTTATTGATGAGTGTAATCATTATAGTGGTTTTGTTTCCGGTAAATTGTCAATGAATCCAGATTTTCTTTCTTTTGGTATAAATACTGGTAAGTCATGGTCACATAAAGATTTAGCTGAATTCATCAAAATGAACAGATCTTGTTTTGCTGATCGGGAGGTAGCTTCAGTTTTAGCCGCTGACCTTAGTAAATTGAAAGTGAAAGTCGAAACTGAAGTAGAAAAAAGTGACGATAATCGGGCTAATGTTGTAGCCTCATTAAGGCAAACGGTTATTGAAAACACAATACCGGAAAGTTTCTATTTGAACATGCCTATATTCCAAGGGAAAAACAAAGTTTCATTTCCTGTTTCTCTATATATAGACGCTATGTCATATCAAATAAAACTTGTTTCTCCTGATGCAAAAGAATTAGTTGATGACATGAAAGATGAGGCTATAGGTGAAGAATTAGAAAAAATAAAAGAAATTCTTCCTGAAATAGTAATCATGGAAGTTATTACCGAATAATTTGGTTCTTTTTTATAAAAATTAGTATATCTTTGTAGTGCCTCGATTAACTGTTTAAGTTAAAATTCATTGCTATTTTAATTTGTTACTAATTTACCTGTGGGAACTGTTTATTCAGTTCCCATTTTTTTTAAGTAATTTTACATGTATGACAAAAGAAAAGCATAGTGTCACAATTGATAGAAAAATGTGTGATGAATTACGCGAAAACATAAAGGATGAGGGCGGAAGTTTCTCCTATGCTCTTGAACGCATGGCCAGATTAGGGTTAAAATCTAAAAAAGATAAAGAATGCCGAGAGTCTCAAAAGAAATATTAGATCAGTATTGTGATCCGGATAAATTTTTCATGGTTCATGAAGATGATCCAGACCTAGACCCAATAAGGGTTTTCTTACCAAAACCACCACCTCTACATCTAATTGAGGGATACGGATTACCTGCAGTTGATCAAAAATTTAAAGTACACAAATATCCTCAAAGGTTACTGCAACTGGATGATGGAGTCAAAAAAAGACTATTAGCCGAATATAATCAGAACAACAAAAAGATTATAACAGGTCAAAGAATATTGGAAGAAACTCTTATAATCTTAAATGATAAAAGAGCCGAATATATATTTGAGATTAACTGGATATACAGAGAACTTGAATTCCTTGATAAGGGGTATTGGTGCTATATAAACGGTAAACCTACCTATATCAGTAAATGGCATTACTTTTACTGTTCCTTTTGGAAACTTGATATTGGACTACCTGATTACAGAGACAGAGACAGAAGATGGTTTAATTTTGCCGAATATTGCCATACAACAAAGGAGAATGAAAAAGGTGAAAATACTAATTTCAGAACTTGCTTTGGATTCACATACCCAAAACACAGAAGGGATGGGGCTACATTTAAATGCTTGTCCATTGGCTACCATATTGCTATGCGTAGTATCAATGGACTGTTTGGTATCCAGTCTTTCAATAAGGATAATGCAGGTGATCATTTCACAACAAAATTAGTTCCTGCCTGGCAGAAATTGCCATTTTTCCTAAAACCTATGTGGTCGGGTTCAAATGATCCTGCGGGAGAACTTAATTTTTCAAGACAATCAAATAAAGTATTAGGGAACCAACTTGGTAGTAAAATAAATTTTGCAACCACGGCTAGTAGATCATTTTATGATGGTAAAAAACAAATAGCTCACTTATCCGATGAAAACGGAAAAACAAAAGAGGAAGATGTTGGACAACGTCATACTGTAGTAAAACAAACATTAGCACAGGGTAGTGGAGCCTTAATACATGGGTTCACAATGCACCCGACCACCGTAGCAGACATGGAGTCAGGAGGCGGTGAAGCTTTCAATCACCTTTGTAATCAATCAAAATTTTACGAGAGAGGACCTACAGGGCAAACCAAATCAGGATTGTTCAGGTTGTTTATTCCTGCATATGATGGATTAGAGGGTTTTATTGGTCCTTACGGGGAGTCTATTATTGGAGAGCCTACCGATATTCAAAAGGCATTTACAAACAGGGATATTGGAGCAAAACAGTATCTTGAGGAAACAATGGATGAACTGCAAAGGGCAGGTGATGCTAAATCTTTACGAGATTTAAGACAATTAGTCCAGTTGTATCCAAGTAAGTATGATGACTGTTTTAGGATGACTGGTGGTGATGTTGGTTTTGACGTGGAGGGTTTGGATAGGCGTATCTCAGAGCTTAAACGCCTTAAGGATAACCAAAATCCAGTTGAAAGAGGCAATTTCATGTGGGAGATTGACGGCATTAAAGTTTCTGCAAAAGAATTTGTAGATAATCATTACGCAGCTCATGAACACAAAGGTAGGGTTGTTTGGGAAACGGATCCGAATGGGAATTTTGAAATTTCTAAAAAATTGCCGACCGACCAAACAAATCTTAAATTCACTGAATACTTCATGAATGAAGAGGGTGAACCTGATGAGATTAGTTTCCCTAATGATATTCATGGTATTGTTACCAGTGCTGACCCTTTTCAACACTTAGACCCATCTTTGATAAAACTAAAAGCTGATGGAGATACAATGTCTGATGGGGGAGGGGCTGCATTCTGGAAGAGGGATACATCTATTGATCCGGATTCAAAACCGGTTAGTCAGTGGTCTTCTTGCAGATTTATCCTTACATATCTGGCTAGACCAAAACTAGATACTTACTATGCTGAGGAAATGCTAATGATGACCATCTATTGTAATGGATACATGTATCCGGAAAACAATGTGAAATTAATATTATCACATTTTGTCGCGAGGGGATGCAAAGGGTATCTAATGCATAAGGTTGACCCGGTTACAAAAGAGGTTAAGCCCGTGGCTGGTTTTGCATCCCTTAAAGAGTCAAAGGATGATTTATTTAAAGCTACCCGTAATCACATTGCAATCCATATAAGTAGAGAGAGACATTTATCATTAGTAAGGCAATGGCGTGAAATAAAACACATTAAGCAAATGACCAACTATGATTTACTTACAGCAGGAGGTGGGTGCTTACTTGCCGCCAATAATAGATACTCAACCTTAATGAATAAAAGAGTGCAAAATAATAAATCAACTATGAATCTAAGTGATATAGTTGCAATGCATCAATGATTTTATAAAAAAAACACATATATTTGTTTAAAATACAATTTTAAGTATGGCGTTGAATTTTTCACAGTACAAGACAGGATTTAATCCGAGACCTGATAGTGATATCGATCCTAAAAATAAGGATGCCAAATGGTGTGCGGATTGGGCTAGATACATCCTATCATACGGAATGAAAACATCTACAACGCCATATTCACAAGCTGCTAAATTTACCAGTAACAGGTTGTTTTCTGCAGGTAGACAAGATCCTGACCAATATTTGAGACAATTATCACAAGGTGGTCCAATAAGTCAAGGTCCAATAAGTCAAACCGACACAGAAGCAGGAAAAGTAGGGAAAAGCGCAAAGCGTAATGGGTACATGAATGTCAAAAAAGATATTCTACCTATATTCCCAAAATATCTATCCTTGTTAATTGGTAAGTATTCTGCTATAGAACATGAAATAACAGCTAATGCCTGTGATCCAAAATCAGGATCAGATAAGGAAAATCTTAAATGGACAGGGTGGTTTGAGTCAAAACATAGGGAAGAAATTGAAGATTTCTACAAGGCCCTTGGTAGTGAGCCTCAATTTGAATCCTCATTTATGCCAGAATCGATAGAGGAAATGGAATTCTTTGATTCTTTAGGTGGTAATAAGCTTAAGATTGAAATTGTACATGAAATCCTAATAAAACATAGCTTTGATGTTTCTAATTGGAGCGACACTATAAAGAGGAAAATATTTCAAGATTTAATTGAAATTAATATTGCCGCAGTTAAAGAATATTTTGACCTTAGAACAAACAAGGTTAAAGCTATGTATCTTGATCCTGCAAATTTAATTGTCCCAAAAACTCGTGAAGATGAGTATTCAAACCCTGAATTTCATGGGTATGTAAGAATGCTTAGGGCTGCTGACTTGAAACTACATGGATTTTCTGAGGATGATATCAGAACTTTTTCCAGAAAATTTGCTGGTCAGTACGGAAACAGCATGTGGGATGATGTTGAACTGTTTGAAAGGGATAGCGATTCCACTTTAAATGCTTATGACGATTTTCTTATACCAACACTGGAATGTGAATGGGAGTCTACAGATGAATTCTACGACCAGATTAAACCAAACAAAAAAGGTCAATCCAAAATAGTAGAAGAGTTTTACGACACGGGTAAAAAAATGTATAATGATAAGAAATATCAAAACAGACCCGATAGGAAGGTTAAGAAAACAAGGGTTATAAACTTGTATAAATGTTCATGGATAATTGATACAGATCATGTATTCAGTTATGGCAGGGTTTACGATACTGTAAGAGCTGACAATGAAGTTAAATCATGTGTTCATGTATTTAAATTGTCTGGACAGTCTATTCTAGAAAGAACACGACCAAACCTTGATAATATACAGATAGCTTGGCTTAAATTTCAAAATGCCATTGCTTTAGCTTCTCCTCCTGGTGTAGCAGTTGAATTTGATGCTTTGAATAATATTTCTACTGGAATGGCTGGTGAAACATTCCACCCCCTTGAAATACTAAGATTAAAATCCGATACAGGTAACTTGATTTATAAGTTAACAGCCATGGGAATGGGTGGTGCTTTGAATAGAGGTAATTCAGGGAAACCAATTGAGGAGTTACAGGGCGGTCTAGGTAATGCTTTGAGTGAATTTAATGATACATTACAAATCAATGTTGGAATGATCCAAAACAATACAGGTGTTAATGCAACTGCTGACGCTTCCAATCCAGATCCAAAACAATCTGTTAGAGGTTCTGAATATGCTTTAGTAGCAACAAATAATACTTTAAAACCTCTGTATGATGGTTATTTGTTCCTTAAATCCAGAACTGCAGACAATTTTACATACCGGATTCAACTTGCAATAAAACAAAATCCGGATGTTTACAAAGCCTACTATCCTGTTATTGGTAAAGCTAAATTAAAGGCCCTAAGCGTAGGGGCAAATCTTGCCGCCTCTTCAATGGGAATAAAAATAGGACCTGCCGCCACCGATGAGATGAAGGCGGATATCAAAGAACAAATAAAGATATCTATGCAGGTTGGCAGGGAAGGACAATCCTCCATAAATCTATCTACCGGTACAATGTTGCTAACAATGATAGAGTCCGGGCAATCATTGAAACATGTTTCTGCTCTTTTACAATACTTTGAGAACAAGGAAAAGAAAAGACAGCAGAAAATTCAAGAGTCGAACATTGCCATGCAGGGGGATGAAAAAAGGAAAAGTGATCAGGCAGCGGCAGAATTAGCCAGACAAGCGGCGGTGGAAGCACATGAGAGATCCAAAGAATTGATCATCTTAGAACAGCAAGAAAAACGTAAGACTGACAAAGCTCTACATGAATATAAACTTGTGGAGAATGAAGAGTCTGACAAGGAGAAACAAACAGCTATATAAAACAAAAGCAAAATAATATTATGAATGGATTAGGAAATTTAGCAGTAGAAGAGGAAGGTGTTTTCCAAATGACTTCAAATGGTTTAGTTGACATGGAAGGTAATGCCGCATTAATGCCGGGTGATGAAGGGTATGCGCCAGTAGGTGATGAACTTAAACCGGGTGATGAAGGGTATGTTGCACCGGCAGGTGACGAATTAAAGCCAGGTGACGAGGGATATGTTGCACCAACTGGTGATGAACTTAAACCGGGTGATGAAGGGTATGTTGCACCGGCAGGTGACGTAACAGTTACGGATGATCAGTTTTTAAGTTATTTCAATGAGAAATCAGAAGGAACATTTAAAAATATTGATCAGATAAAAGCTGCTTTGACTGCAAACGCAGACCTTGAAAAACAGGTTAGTAGCTATAAAGAGAGAGAGAATTCGTTTAAAAATCCTTTGGAAGAGAATGAAGAAATGGCTAAGTTGCATAACTTCATTACTGAAACCAAATTGGGTATCAAAGAATATACTGCATTGAATGGTACTGATATAAGTACTATGGATGCTATAGATAAAATGATTTTGCATTCAGTAATCACTGATCCATCGCTAAAAGGTAAAGAATCTCTATTGAGGGAGTCATTAGAGCGAAAATACGACATTAGCGATCCGGACTCAGAGGATTATCAACTGAATAAATTTGAAGTGGAACAGGCTAGTAAAGTGGCTGAATCTAAACTTCTTGAATTGCAAGGGAAAATAACCAAACCTGATTTTGAGGCTCAACGTGCACAGAGTAGCCAAGAAGCAGAGGCGGTAAGAGTCAAAAACGAACAAGATTGGGGCAGTTCTGTTCCTACTGTGGTTAATGATTTTAAAGATTTTCCTGTTTATGCGACTATTGAAGATGCTAAAGGTGGTAAGGAACCGGTTACAAACATTCCTATTTCTGATGAGCTAAGAGCCGAATACAGAGAGAATATTGCGGAATATGTAAAAGAAAACGGACTACCTAACACGCCCGAAGCAATTAGTCATGTGAAAGCAGTCATGCACCAAGACTTTATAACTAAAAATTACCTGCAGATAGCTAATGCGCTTGCAGATAAAAGGGTTGAGGCACGTGATAAAGTTTGGGAAGAAAGAACAGGTCAAAGCTTTGCTAAAGCTAAAGAGCGTTTTGAAGAATCAGGGAATGGTGATTTAAGCGACAATGAAAAACACAATCAAAATCAGGAGAATGCAGCAATGAAAGGTTATAATTAAAAAAAATAAAAAAAATTATATATTATGTCGGATGGATTAGCAAGAGCCGGTGGATCATACGTTCAGAACGTAGTTGGATCGGCAGACTTTTTAAAGCCTGAAAATTATCTTGAAGTATCAAGACGTTGGGGGAATGGTGTAACCCTTACCTTATTAATGAATTCTATCAAACGATACAGAGGTATCGCAAGAGAGAATTGGAGACGTTATGAAGAAGGACAATATCACCGTACCTTTAGTGTAGCTAACGATGTTGCAGCAGGTGCAGCAGGTGCCTCTGTAGCAGTACAATTACACGCGGATGATCTGGATGCAAACAATCAATTTTATCCACGTAGGGGTTATCAAACTGCGGTAGCTTTAGCTGATGGTACTATTGCTGTTTTAATTATCGATAATATCGTACAAGCTGGTGCTGTTGTTACTTTAACGTTAACACCATTCGTTTCTACAGTTGCAATACCTGCAATTTCTGCAGATACAGAGTTGGCTATCATTGGACATGCAAAAGCTATTGGTACTGATCAACCAGACCCTAGCCGTTACACTCATATCGCTCGTGATTACAACCTACAGGTTATTGCCGAGACAATGAGTTCTGATGGTGGTGTAATTACTGATCAAACTTGGTTTACCAAATTTGATGATGGTAAGAAAATCGTTAATATGTTTTCACACGAATTTGATCGTGCTGACATGTTGATGGATATGTATCAAGATTCAATGGCATTTGTTGGACAGATTAATAGTAATAACATTACTCAGACTGCCAACAATATGAATTCTCAAAACTCTAACAAGGGTATTGGTAATTCAATCAACACCTCAAGAGGTATGTTTGATTGGGGAAACCAACTTGGGGGACGTGTTGATTATACTACAGGTAGCTGGACACTTGCCGATCTTGACTCTCAAGAGGATCATTACAGATCGCAAGGTGTTGTTTCTGGTAACATCCTTCATTTAGTTGGCTCTAACCTTAAATCACAAATTGACACAGCTTGTCAGGATGAAGCTCAACGCTTGGATTCAGGCGATATTTTCACCGGTGTTGTGAATCGTTATTTTGGTGGATCTAAATCTATGAGTATATCTCTTGGTTTTAGTGTTATTAAGAGAACTAATTTCACTCACATTTTCCAAACTATCGATTCATTTGATAATCCTTGGTTTCTTGGTGTTTCTGGATTACGCATGAATGAAAGGGGTATTTCATTCCCAATTGCGGATGTTGAAACAATGGATGAAAACAAGAAAAAGGTAATGCTACCTAATGTTTCATTCTGTTATAAAGAGCTTAATGGTTACAGTCGTAAACGTGAAGCTTGGAGAGAAGGTGCCGCAGGTATGGGGATGTATCTTGAAAAATATACTGGGCAAACAGATGCGCTTGATGTATATTGGAGATCCCATATTGGACTCGAAGCTCTTAAGATGAATCAGGTTGTAATGACTCATCCTGTGTAGAATAAATTTCAGCATGGATACGGTACTTTACCGTATCCATTATATATTTTTTTAGTAAAACAAAAAACATGTTAGTAATAGACGGTGTAAAATACTCTAAAATCGGGAAACCTAAAGCAGGATCTCCTGCTGAGAAAATAGAGGCGGTAAGGGATCAATTAAAAAGAAGAGATGATTGGCCTATAGTTTTTAAAATTCCAAAAACAAAAATAACTATTCATCCTGACGGACAAAGGGAAACACCCGGTATTCACAGGATGGTTGCTAGAGCTGTCTTTAAAAGCGAATTGGGAAGTTCTGATATCATTTTTTGTGATAGATTTTCAAAAAATGCAAAAACAGAAAAAATTGAATTCTTTCCTCCAAAGATCAATTTTAAAGAAACAATGGCGATTGGGAAAGAAGATATTGAAAAGGCCATTTTCTTAATTGCATTTTCCGGTTATGTTGATAATGGTTCCATTACCCTCATCGATGAAGGAAAAGATAACAGAGATAAAAACGCAGTACGTAAACTTAAAGCGCAGGTTTATGGACATATATTTACTCATGATGTCTTTAAATTATCTGAGAATGATCTTATCAAGATTGCTCTTGGTTATGGTGTACATAGTCCTAGTTTTGAAACTCTTCAAAACAAGCTATATGACAAAGTAGTTGCTGAACAAGTTGCGAATAAAACAGGATTTAAAAATTTCATTGAAGCCGTTAACCTTGGTGAAAGGGTTTACATTTCTGCAAACGTAAGATTGGCTGAAAAGAAAAATTTCATTAAAGCTTATCCTGAATTGTCCAACGCATGGGGATATTGTGATACTAAAGGTGAAATGACCAAAGCAATTACCAGGTATCCATCCAAAGAAACAATGCATTCATCATTGATTAATTTCCTTGCGGAAAATGATGATGCCTACAAACTTCTTTGTGCTTCATTGGGTGATGACCTTATTAAGCCTGAAGAAGTTGAAAAAGAAAACAAGGATAAAGAGGATTAAGCCTCATCATTACAGATATTTAAAAGGTGTTCTTTATGACAAAGAACACCTTTTTTTTGTTTCACCAACTTAAACTCTACAAAAGACTTTGCCCAAGCACATTCAATAGCCTTACCCTTGACTGTTTCCCTGTGTTTTTCTTTAATAATTCTGAATTAAACTTTTGTAGTACTGTAATATTACTCAACTCCTTTTCTGTCATTTCATTCCTATCCTTAGTTTCAACCCCTAAGATAGATTTAATCAAACGAGCCTCTTTTACATATATAGTTGCAGGTGGTTTTCTGCCATAATAATTCACATACGTATTAAGTATTGAAGCACACATTTGATTGTAATAATCACCTGCATCATGCCTAGATTTAATCAAACCATCCAAAACATAGTCAATTACAAGACTTTTAAATTCAACACTTAACCACATTGCAAAATCAATAAATAATTTTGGATGCATCCAAGTTCCTTTAGTTGAAGATATCAAAGGATCATTTACCCCTTCAATTTTTAATTGCTCAATGAAGTCTTTTGTGATTTTTAGCTTATTATAAATAGACATAAGCTTTTTCTTTTTGTGACCATAGTTATTCCAACTATTTAATAGGTTTGTGGCGTTAAAATACCCGTCTTTTGTTCTCTGGATAAAACGCTCATCTCTCCTGATCATTACTTGATTTGTTTTCATTTGTACATATTTACATCAAAAAATATCATAAATATAGTTAATTACTTTTATATATAATACGATCTAGGAAAATAATTTACACAATTATATACAAAGATAATTATCATTCCCAATGATTTTCAAATAAACAACCTCATGTAACATCTTAAATGTAAATTATATTGTGTGTATTTTTTTGTATATTTGTGAAAACTGATATTATGAATCTATTCGACTTACTTGATTTTATAAATTTTATTATAAACAAAGAGCAATCAGGGAAACACATTGACCCTCAGCAGTTTACCCTATTGTTAAAGAGGGCTAATTATAAATTCTTCAAAAAGTATTTTGGTGTTCCAGAAGAATATAGACCCGGAATGGCAATGGCTAGCATTCAATGGGAAATTACAGATACGATAAAGGATAAATTATCTAAATTCATGGTATCTATGGATGATGACGGGGGAAATCCTATGGTTCTTACGAATGGTAGAGCTGCAAAACCTGCTGATTATTTTTTTAGGGATTATTTTTCAACCACCACGGGAACCGGTAGATTTTTAAAAGGATACCAATTCTCTAACAGTCTTAAGAATTCAGTTACTTTCCCCACAGAGAAAAATCCAATTGGTAAACTGGAAGGTGATCAATTTGTTTTTGCACCAAATACGCTTAATAAGGTCAATTTCTATTACCTGCGTAGACCATTGGATCCGTTTTTTGATAGTTATCTGGATGAGGATGACAATATGGTTTACTTAGCACCTGGGGAAACAAGTCCGGGGACAGCAATACCACCAAATAAATTATCTGAATCCATTGAGTTGGAATGGGACCAAGATTGTTTGCATGATATTGTAGAGTATATCTTACAGGATATCGGGGTAGGAATTAACAGAAATGATATTGCACAGTATGCACAGCAAAATAAAACCCTTGGAGTATGACTAAAGAGCAATTTATAGAAATAGTACAGGGGGTTCTTACCTCTGGTGATGCCAATCCGGATCTAATTGAAAAGTATCATACTGGCAGAATTAATTTAATTGCCTCAATGGCTTTTTCTGCTGCTATTTATCAGGTTTTTTACAGACAGCTTGATGAAAAAGATTTGTATGCACGGGATTACGTTGCCGAAGTTAAGTATGATGAAGAATTTGATGAATACTACTCTGATTTACCAATAGTAGTTATTCAGCTTCCAAGGAATTCAGGGGTACATAAAATCTCACCTCTAAGAGAGCCTATGTCATTTGTTCCTATTAATAGTTTAGCCGAAGATGTATTTTCACAATTAGAGGTTGGGCAAACAATTTCCGATCCTTCATATTACTTGAGATCTAAAAAGGTGGTGTACCAATACTATGATTGGAAACAAAAATTAGTAAAGAAGGTGAGAATGAGATTGGTCCCACCATTAGAGGATTATGCGGATGATGATGAAATTACCATCCCTGCAGGAAAAGAAGATATGATCCTTCAATTTACTACTCAGATATTAAGTGGACAATTGCCTACGGACAACACACCAAACCAAGACGATAAACAAATACAGTAATGGAGCACACTAAAACAATGGGAGCAATCAGTTTAAAACAGGTTGTAGCCTCTATCTTAAATAAAAGGGGTGATTACTCAAAGCACGACAATAAAAGATTGCTACAGTTTGCTATTGAAGGATGCAGGGAATTTAGGCTGTATCATATTCCTAGTGTTGAGTCCGAATGGGTGGATGTAAATCAGGATTTAATGAGTGTTCCATTACCAGACCAGTTAATGCAGTTTAAAGCGGTTGGCATTCCTATTAATGGGGAATTTTGGTCATTTACAGAAAAAGAGGACGGCATACCACCACAGGGATTAAGGAAACGTAATCCAGAAAAACAAGAGGGAGACGTAACCCCGGACAGAAAAGTAACTGGATTCACAGCACCGGGTGGACAAAACGATTACATGTACACCCACCAAAAAAGTCATAGGAGATTGATCCTGTACACAAAAGAGTATGTAGAAAAAGTAATTATTGTCTATCAATCAACCGGCATAAATCTTAAGGGGGAAACTTTTATTCCCGTGCATGCATTTGAAGCATTAAGAGCCTATGTGGAATACAACGATATTGATAATGATGACCAAGTTGCACGATCAGAGAAACAAAGGAAATTTCAGCAAATGGAATATCACAAAACGAACATGAGAGATATTGAAAACATGTTTACCCCGGAACAATTTCTAGATGCCATATATCATGGTATTGGACAAACCGTAAAAAGATAAAAATATGCCTATCAACAAACATAAAATTTTACTTGTAGAGTCTGGTTTAGATAGTGATGTCAGCTCAAGGTTTAAGCCAATGGGGGATTCTGACGAAATTTTAAACGATATTATTTCTTTTGTTGATGGTAAAGTGGGGGCACGTACCAATAAAAAAGGTAATGAGATTATCTACACGGCTGCTAATGGCTGCAGTTTCATTGGTAAGGTTCAGGACGTAAAGAGACAATCTGTAATTATATTTGTCCATAAGGATGATGGAAATCACAGTATCATAAGCCTGAATACAAAAGACAATACTGTGTTAGATATTATAACTGAGAATTCTCACCTTAATTTCTCACTGGACCACCCAATACTATCTGCTAATGTTGTTGGGGATCTTTTGTTCTGGACAGATGGGCAACCAGAGCCTAAAAGTATAAATATTGAAACAGCTATAAATGGGGGATACCATACTATTGATGATAACGTCATTAATGCTGCCATAAAACCACCATTATGTCCACCTATCCTACAGCTTGTCAGGCTTATGGAAGAAAATGTAACAGCAAATACTAGTAGTGATTATTATATTGCAAGAAATCTAATAATGTTTCTTGGTGAAACGGTTAATGTGGGGGTTTTCCGTACGGCTACATTTGATAATTCATTAGGTCATGTTGATTATGTGGAATCTACCATTTCTTTTGATGTAACAAATAGTACAACTGGTGTTTTGATAGAACATTTTGAAAATACAAAAAGGATTTATGATAATTCTTCCGAAATCACAATAACCAACTCAATAGGAGCATATTTTAAACCTGAATCATCCTTTCATTTGATTGACATTGTTACAAGCGTATTGGCGTACAGATCTGATGACTCTGTAGTTGGAAATTTACTTGCACCCATAAATGGTCAAACAAGGTATGTATTTACAGCTCAACGCAAATCAGGAGTTCAGGCTAGTGGTGATGAAATGGGATACATTGATACCGATGAAATAAGGTACAATAACTGCAAAGAAAAACAATTCCAGTTTTGTTATAGATATATCTATGATGATAAAGAAAAATCCTTATTCAGCCCATTTTCCCAATGCTTAATACCTACCAGTGAGGAGGAATTAATAGGAGGATTCACAGCAGCAGATCAAAATATAAACAACGCCATTGATTTTATGATAGAAACCGGTGGTGAAAGGGTTGATAAAATAGAGATTGCTGTAAAAGCAGGAGAGCTTGGGGTCTGGAAAAGTTATGATATTCTTGAAAAGACAGATGATTTGATCCCTGATTCCTCAAGGATTAAATACCGATTCTTAAATAACAGAACATTTGTCGCCTTGGATGAAGGGGATGTTTTAGACTCAAATAATATATTTCCACAAATTGCAGAAACACAAGAGTATTTACCATCAAATCAATTAGCTTATGGTAGAGTTACGGAAGGTTTTGATAACATAAAAACAGACATTGCTTTAAATGCAATCGGAGAACAGATTAGTTACAATCCTGCTTTTGTTAGATTCGAAACAGAGATTACAGAAGAACAGCAATTCGACCGGAATAAATGGGCGTTTTTAGTTTTAAATCTTCCAAGCATAGCAGAGTACAGAGATAAAATATATGTGATTAATGTAGAGTTGCCAAACGGTACAGATATCACGATTCAAGGGCCCGATGACTGGAGTACAATTACGGGTACTGATTTAGAACAACAAAATGAATTACAATCTCAATTAGTACAGAAACTAATTGATTTAGGCATGCAGGGTAAAATATTTGAAAGCGGGGGGGAATATACGGAATACACATATGATATTGATGAAGGTGGAAATTTACATATGGAAAAAAGCACAGGTCTGGAAATTTTCTATAATACCAAAGACAATAGCCAGATTGCATTCCCATACTCCATGAATTATAATGCCCTTGATGATGATGGGGGGGATATTATTTATGGAATAGTAAATGTTTCTGGTGGTGTATTGGATACCAGTATTGCATCCGATCCAAAGCGTAGAACATTTAAGACGGGTTTATATAAGGTAGCTATTGAATATGCCGATAATTACGGGAGAAAGTCATCATTACAAACAGGTAATGACACCCAAATATATCTGGATGAGGATGAACATGGCGTATTGATAGCACCCGTTATTCATATCGGTTATGAATTAAAACACAAACCTCCGTTATGGGCTACAAAATACCAAATGTATGTCACTAAAAATCTTAGTCAATCAAGATCATTTCAATGGACAGTGGACAACGCAGTTGAAGACGTTAGGTCTGGTATTAAGTATGGAATTGTAGGCATAAACAGATCAATACTAGGCACCATAGAGCAGATCCCAAAATCATCATTACAGCCATATGTATTCACTGATGGAGATCATGTAAAAGCAATAGGCAGGTATCTTGATTCGAGTCCTGAGGGAGAAAGATGGAGGCAGCGAACTGATGAAAATCAGTATGAAATACTTGGTTTAGAATATGACGACCCTGAAAAAGTTAAGCGTTACGAATATAGCGATGGAGATGGTGAGTGGGTTGATGTTGAAATAGATTTAACCGACAGTAACGGCAAAACCATATATAAAGATAATTCACAAAAGTTAATTGTAGCCATACCTCAAGATATAACCGACATACAGAGTTTGTTTGCAGCAGGTGATGTTATTGAGATTATTACCCCCGTAAAAGAAAATGAAGAAGATTTTTATTTTGGTGTTGGGGATTGTTATGATATTATTAATCCTGGCACTGAAAATAGAGTCCACCAAGGGCAAACAACAGACCAAGACCCGAACGATATATCTGGACAACCTGCAATAGGAGTCATAACAGAGGGTGATTTCACAAGAAGAAGCAGATATAATTTAACTTCTCTTACTGATTTTCCATGTATTGATATGAACACTTCTGATTTTTTTGATTCTAAAATGACAAGTCACGGAAGGGTTGGTGTTGAAAACAGAGATTCAGAAAATAAAGTCTATAATCTAATCAGGCATTCAGGCAAGTATTTTGATAATACTGATATAAATGACCTGAATAGATTCAAGAATGCTGACAAGATTAATTTGGATGATCGATTTGGAGAAATTACCAGCATTACCCAAATAGGAGACACCCTAAAGGTTTACCAACCAAGAAAGGTGACTCCAGTATATATAGGGAAAACATTCACCCAATTATCAAATGGTGAAAATCAACTTGTAGCTATCGATAGGACATTTGGGGTTGCGGATCCTTCAAAATTAGATTATGGATGTTCAAACCCTGAAAGTGTATTGAGAAATGAAAGACATATTTATTTCTTTGATATTTATTCAGGGATGATGATTAGAGATTCAGCCAATGGATTGCATCCTGTTTCAGATTACAAATACGCAGGTTTTTTCCATAATAAAGCTAAAGCTCTGTTAAAATCTGGATTAGATAATATAAAAGTACTGACTGGGTATGATGATGAAAACGATATTGTTGTTATTACATTTATTGATGATGTAAATCCAGACAATAATGAAACTATTGCATTCCATGAAAAGCAAAATAGGTTTGCTTGTAATCTATCTTTAATGCCTGATTTCATGTGTAGATTTGGCAACCAGTTTTACACCTCTAAAGGGAATGAGTTATATGTTGAAAATTCAGCTAATGTACCTAGATGTCAGTTTTACGGGGTGAAATATCCAAGGCGTTTTAGGGTGTATGTAAATATTGATCCTACTATGGTGAAAACTTTCTATAGTATGAGTATATTTACAAATAAAAACGGTTGGTCAGCACCAAACATTAATATTGACCCAACGGCAACATATCCAAGCGGTATGTTATCAAGGTTAAAACAGGGGAAATTTAAGTACAAAGAAGGTGTTGGATACACTGAGTTTATGAGGAATATGATAACAAAAAACAATGTTGAAAAACCCATATTACTCATGAATGGAGATCAATTAAGAGGAGAGGTTATGAGCATATTACTTGAAGAAAGTAACGATGAAGAAACCAATCTGTATGAAGTGGATATTAATTTTACAATCTAAACGTTATGGCATTACCATTAATTGCACTTGGGGCCTCATTGGCAGTAAGTGGAGTAAAGGCAAAAATGGCCGCAGATCAAAATAAGAGGTCTAATAAAATAAGAAAAGAAGCGCAAGCAAAAAGGGATGCTAATGATAGGGAAACTGCAGCAGAAAAGCTTAAAGCATTAAAATTAGCTGAATCTAAAGCTGCTGAATCTGATCTTCCTGGACAAGGTGTTCTTGAAGGTAAGTTTATGGGAGCTACTGGTGGTGCTGTTTCTGCAATAAAAGAGGCGGCAACAACTAGCGGCGATGTTGCTAGTGGTGCTACTGAGGCTTACCGTAAGTTATATACTAATCCTTTGAGAGACTTAAAAGTCAAGGCTGCAGAAAGACAAGACCGGAACCAACAAGCTTTACAATCCCAACTCAATAGAGTAGGAGATGACAGGGATAAGAATTGGGAGGCGAATGTTAATCAACCTTATCAAGATGCGATGCAAACTGCAGGCGCATTAGATGCAGCCGGTAAACAGAATACTTTTGCTGCTGTATCGGATGCAGTAGGGGGGATATCCAACTATTTTTTAAATACAGGAGCAGGTAAAACAGATACCGATACAACAAGTGCCGCTATAAACGTTACGGCTAAAACAAATGCCACTAACCCTGATGCGGCTACCGTTGCTGACAGTGATACCTACACTGGTGATATGGCTAATCTTAATTATCCCGGAATAAAGAGAAGAACAGGTTTAAACACAAGTGATAATAATATAATTCAATACTATGGCTAATCCAAACGCAGAGGCTACACCATTAGGTTTTGGTGCCACGGCCTTTTCATCCTCTTTTGATCCTAATGAATTCAATCAACGGGTTGGAAAATTTGAAGCGTCAAAAGCTCAAGAGAAAAAGAAGAAACAAAAGGCTATTTTGGATAATAGTCTGGCTTCAATGAATCCAGAACTAGACAAACTTAAATGGGCTGCACCGTATTTGAATGAATTTGAGCAGGAATTTAATGATTTCAGAAAGAAGAATATTGACTGGAATGTCAAGCAAAATGGGAAGTTGACAGCAGGGCAAATGGCTGAAAATGAAATATTCAAATTAGAGCGAAACGCCAAAACAGAATTGCTTAATACTGCCCATAAAAATTACACAACATTAAAAAACAAGGTTCTTACAGATCCTAAATGGAATACCCCTGAAAATAAGGAAGCCATTAAGCGTTTTGGTAATCCTTATGAATTTGATGCTGAAAAAATCAAAGAGGCCGGTGGTATGTTGGAATACATTACACAGAATCCAATCCAACTAACCGAAAAGCCTGAGCAGTTTGATATGTTAGAGGTTGTGAAGGATATAAAAAATGTCGTAGGGGTTGATAAAACAGTAGGAGGCACAAAGATTGATGATGTTTCAGGTGAGTTTGTCAATACATCAACTGAAAAGTTTAACCGGCAAAGTGTTCAGGCAGCAGCCTCAGAAAAATATGACACTGACCCTACAGTTCAAGCGCAGTTCCCTAATAAAGATGACTTCTTAAGATCTGTAAATCAAACTCTACAAGGCACTAAAACAACACAACAAAGAAGAGCCGGTGACGATGATAAAAAAGTAAATAATGTTGGTGGTGCAATAGTTACAAATGGCTTACGGGTGACTCAAGATGAAAAGGCGATACAACTTTCTATAACCCGTGATTTTGATGAGAATATTGTCACTGGTGGACTTCCTGAAGGTATGAATAAGGTAGAGGCGCAAACAATATATAATGAATCCATCCCTACAAAAGGATGGGCTATTGCTGATAAGAACGATAAACCCATTACAATTAGTGCTAATGTTAATTCAGTAGGTATTCTTACAGAAAAAGGGGTCACTAAAGCACCTGGAGGAAATTTTGATTTTAAAATAAACAGAGTATCATTGATACCTAGCACTAATCAGGATATTGATATCAAAAGACTTCCCCCTTCATTGACTAAAAAACAGTTGATGCAACGGGCGGAAAACGGGATATTAACAAAAGGGTTAACTCTTACAAAAAGAGAAATGAACAGCCTGAAAACCCTTGGATATGGTGATGCTATTAGTGATGAGCCTTATGCCGTTGGATCAATTACTGATGTTCAAGAATATCTTGACAAAAACAAAAAACTGATTAGAGGTGTTAAAAATATAGGGAATACTTATCTAGTACCATACAAAGATGTTAAGGCACAAATAACTAATTCAGGATTTACAATCCCTGAACAAACACCTCAAGCAAAAGGAAATATTGGTAAAAGGTTGAGAAACAAAGAAACAGGAGAGGTTATTGTTTGGGATAATGCAACCGGTAAATATATAAAAGAGCAATAGGATGGCTGAAGAATTTGATTTAAGCAAATATGAGGTGATAGAAGATGATGGTGATAAATCAAAATCTGTAAATATAAATCAAGAGGGGCTTGATCCAAATGCAGAATATGAAGTTCTTGAAGAATTTGATTTAGAAAGCGATATTGAAAAAGTAACTAATCCCACCGAACCAAATACTGATTACTCACCTACTGCACTTGCAGATCAAGAAGAGGCGGAATATCAGGATTTCATGGCTACAGAACCTGCTGTTATTGAGTGGAAAGAAGCTTTTAAAGATAAAATTGGGGAGTATCCAGAAACGGATAATTCAAATTACGATTACAGGGGGGCATGGCAATCTGGACAAGTTCCAGTGCAAGAAGAAGGTGATGACGTTCCTCATTGGGGTTCCTTTGGACTTGATGGTAAAAACCTGAAAAGTCCTAATCATCCTACAAAATGGAAAACAGAGTATTTTGAAATGACTGGCGTAAGCCCTGACGAAATGGGTATCACTAAGAATGAAGCTGTTAAAGTTCTTAAGCGAGACGGCAGGGATGTTTCAAAAATGATTACCTCCTCAAAATTAGATGATCCGGAATACAGTGTTCCATTGGCTAAAATGAAAATTGGGGATCCTGACAGATTTGATGAAGAGGTTAATAAAATACTTGAAGAGGAGAATAATTTTCAGGATCTACCTCCAATGATAACCTCTAAAGATAAAACCTCTTATTTTGGAGATTTCATGGAGAGGGTTGGTGCCGGTGGTTTATCATTTGGACGTTCCTTATTTAGAATTCCGGCTCTTATTGATGATATTAGTAGACTTCCTGAAACCGCATTTAAAGAATATCTTGTATCAAAGGCAATTGATTCAGGTGAGCTTAAGGCGGATAAGAAAAAAGAGGCCCTGCAACTATTAGAGGATATAAGACCAGGTTCAGGACTTTCAGAACAGTTAAAAACTACTGTTTCAGACAATAAGATTACAGATTTTCTTGATAAGAATGCTGATAATTTAAGAACCGTTTCAGAAAGATATGATAAAAGTATTGAAGCATACCTTAAAACAGGGCAATATTCTAATGCTATTGGGGCAGCTGGTCTTGGGGCAGGTGAATCTTTAATACCAAGTTTAACGGCAGCGTTTACAGGTGGTGCAGGATTAATAACACTTGGATTATCTGCAGGTGCTGAAAAAAAAGCAGAATTAGACAAAGTGGATGACGTAGCCGAATCTGTTAAGGTTGCTAACGCCATACTTACTGGATCATTTGAGGTGATTACAGAGACCGTAGGGACAGCACAATTAGGTGGTATGGTTAAATCTCTATACAAAAAAGCAGGTAAAGAAGTTGCACAAGAGGCCATAAAGAAAGGTTTCATTAATAATTTAAAGAGATATTACAAGAAAATAGGAATTTACACAGCACCAGTACAAGAGGGTTTGTCGGAAGCGGTAAATCAATTTTTAGGAAACATCACCGATATGGCAACAGGTGTTAATCCTGATATTAATCCATTTTCAAACGTGGTAGATGCATTTTCCATTGGCACTGTTTCAGGAGCCGGATTTACTGCAGCTGCAGCACCAAAGAAAATTGGGGATATGATTAAAGAGCGCAAGCAACGTAATCATGAGGATATGCTTGACCAAATCATGCAAGAAAGAGAGGCTAACAACACAGTCTTAGATATAGAAGATCAGGTGCCAGAAGTTCCAACGGGTGAAAAGCAAGCTGAGGACCTTAAAAAGGTAGATGAACTGCAAACTAAAACCGATGAATTAAAAGCAAGTGGCGTAGATGTTTCCAACCTCTCCATTGAAGAAATTGAGAAACAACACTCAGAAAAAAAAGCCAAAAACCCAGAGGTGAAACCGGTCACCAAACCAGAGGTAAAAAAAGAAGTTGTAAGACCGGTAGAAGTAGAAGAAGTTAAGGGGGCGGAGAAAACATCAGATATTAGGGATACTAAAGAGATTGAAACTGATTATTCGGGAAAAAAAATTCAATCCTTACAGAATAGAATTGATGAGATTGAGGATGTGGTAATTAAAGATTACATGGTGGAATTTGATATTTCAGAAGACCAAGCTATGCGCAAACTTTTAACAGAGCCACTCCCTGCTAAGTATGCTGAATTGGAAGCATTAACATCTGAAAGAAATAAATTAGAAGATAATACAATTGTTAATTTTGCTGAACATATTTCTGATGTGGCTAAACGCAATGGGCTTAGTGACGTTGCTATTTCTGAGCTAAAAAGAAGTCTGCATATTAATCCCGAAACGAACAAACTTAAAACAAATGATATTAACGATATCCAAAACAGTTTTAAGAATAAGGATCTTGCTAAGATATCGGAAAGAATTGCTCGGGCTGAATTAGAAAAGGAAGGTTTGGATTATGATGGAGTAATGGGTAGCGAATCCGGTTGGTCACAGAATCAAAAGAGTGAATTTGCTGAAAATATTGCCAAAAAGGTTAAGGCAGTTCAGTCAGCTATATTTCAACAGGAGAAAGCAGAGAAAGTTAAAGGGCCGGAGGAAATACCGGAGGTTAAGAAGCCTGAAAAGGTTGAAAAACCTGATGAGATACCGGACACCCAAGATCAGGTATTAGATAAGATAATAAATGAAAGCAAGGATCCTAAAGAAATTGCTACGGCTTATCTTGAGGAGGTAGATAAGCCCGGTAACATTAGCCATATAGAGAAAATCATATCTGAAAATTTCAGTAAAATTAAAAGAATAGGCTATGATCTTTTTGTAGATGCAAACAATCTACAGGGAAACCGTCAGATAATCCCTAATTACTTTAGCGAAAAAGGTAGAAATATAGATGATCTTGCACAAGAGTTGTCTGGTATTGCCAATACAGAGATTACTGAAAATGACATAGTTGAATTTATTGACAAGCATCCTAACGGTATTGGTTCCGTAGATAAAGGTGGGGGTAGATCTGCCGAACTTGCGAAAGCTTTTAAAAATGCAACAAAGAAAAAGCTAACACCCGAACGGGCAAAACAAACAATATCGGAAGACGTTGATACAAGTCAGGATGAAGATGTTGTTGATGATCTT